CGGCAGCCGAACCGGATCGAGCCCAAGCACGTCGGCCGACAGCGGGAGGTACGTGAACGCGACGGCGTTGAAGCGCAGCGTGTCGGCCCGCACCGGCAGCGGCTGGAAAATCTGGCCATTGCGCACGGCATCGGCGCTGTACCAGATTTCCCCCTCCCGTCCGGCCGCCGGCACGAACCGCCCGAATCGGATGCGCACGACGCCGGTCTGGTAGTCCACCGTACCCAGCATGCCCGCCGCCGCGATGGTGCCGTCCCCGTTGGCGGTGGCCGTGATCTGGCCGCCGGTCAACGGCACGGCTCGGATCTGGAGGCTCCCTGGCCGCACGGGCGCTGCCGGCACGCGGAAGGTCACCTCATCGACCGGCTGACCACCAAGCTCCGTCAGCAGCGACTGCATCGACACCACGCCGCCGGCGCCCGGCTGCCACACGGTCAGCAGCACCCGGCCCGACGCGTAGTCGACGGTGCCGGCCTGGGTGCCCGCGCCGGTGTTGGCGTTGATGTCGGTGACCAGCGTGCCCAGCCGGTCCACGTAGACCTTGCCGCCAAGACCGAAGCGCACACTGCCGGGCACGATGGCTTCGGCGTAGCGATCGGTCAGGTCGACCTCCAGTTGGGCGAGCGTCACGGTCTCGGTGGCCGCGTTCGCCGCATCGGTGCTGCGGTAGCGCACCTTGACGTAGCCCGACTCATCGATCGGCATCGCCGCGCCAGCGGGCTTGTATTCCCAATGGCTGAACGTATTGCGGTAGACCGGGCGGCGCTCGCTGCCCTCCACCGCCCAACCCAGCTGCTGCACGCTGTAGCGCGCGAACGGGACGTTGACCGTGGTATCGGGCCGGAAGGTGAGCGTGCCAGTGGCGTAGTCGATGCGACCGACCACGGCGCCGTCGAATCCCCCGCCGGTGTCGCGTGCGATCTTGATCGGATCGACGCGCTGCACCACCTGCATCTCGGCCGGTGTGCCCGAGATCGCCGCGTAGTTCTCGATCAGCAGGTTGAACTCGAGCTCGACCGTGTTCGGGCGGATATCGGTCTGCGGTAGCCGGACCGTGACGGTGCCATCGGCGTTGCGCAGCGGGTGCGCAAAGGTGGCCTCCTGCGGCGGTCCCCACTGGTAGTCGATGGCGAGCTCGGCACCGCCGGCGGGTAGCATGGCGGGCCGGACAACCAGCTCGCCGCGTGCGTAGCGCACGGTACCGGAGCCATCGCCGACGATGATGCCGTGCCCGTCGTCGGTCGCCACGCGTTGGCGCGCGCCGTCCGTCCACGTGATGCGCAGCGTGCCCGGTGCGATGCCCGGATGCTCGACGGTATGGCGCACGGTCGGGGGCTCCACCGGCGCGCCGACCCGGTTGAAGTAGCTCGCCCCACTGCCCCAGGAGAACAGGATCGCCGTGTTGGCGTCCGGCAGTGCACCGGTCGTCAGGATCACCGAACCGGTAACGTAGTCGAGCGTCCCCGCCCCGAAGGACGAATCGGTGCCCCGGATCGCCCCATCACCCTGGTCGCGCAGGTCATACCACTTGCCCTGCGCCATGTAGGACACGATGAGCGCGCCTGGCTTGGGCGGTGGCGACAGGGTGATGGTGTAGGCGTAGCCGCGGTTCTCCTGGGCGACGGCAATCGCGGCGGTGTCGGCCACGCGCACGGGCGCGCCCGCCGGGCGGAAGCTCACCTGAAAGTCCCCCCCGTAGCCGGGCGTACCGTCTTTGAAGGCCACCAGCCCTCGGGCATAGTCGACCGTGCCGATGGTGCTCGCGCCGGACTTGAGCTGGCCCGCCGAATCGGTGAAGGTGTAGCCGCCACCAGCGATGCGCAGGCTGCCCGGCACCAGCGGGTTGCCCAGGTACAGGTTCCGGCCGCTGGCGACCTGGCCGTTGGCCGTGTAGGTCAGCACACCGCTGCCGCTCTCCAGTAGCGGTACCGCCTGGCCGGCTGCGTTCAGGTCCACCAGCGGCGTCTCCGATTGCGCGGACGGCACCAGTTGCCCGAAGAGCCCGGGCACCTGCACGCGCAGATCGCCCACCTTGGCCTCGGCCACAGTCGACGCGATGCCGTAGTAGACGGCGGCATTGGCGACAATCGTGTCGCGCAGCGCTGCCTTGGCCGAGACGTCGTCGCGGTTGGACGGCGACGGTCCCTCGAAGTCGTAGCGCAGCGGATCGGAGATCTCGCACGTTGCCACGATGGCGGAGAACTTGACGGTGCCGCCGCCCTCGCTGACGGTGAACTCGCGTTCGGTCGTGGTGATGCGCGTGACGCGGACGTATTGCTCGAGCTCGGTCGGTTTGGCCTCGTCCTGCACCAGCACCAGCGCTTGGCCCACGCGCGGCAGCGAGTCGGCAGGCTTGAGCAGCAGCGTGATGGCGCGCTGGCCCGTCAATTGCCGCTCCAGCAGCTGGCCAGGCCATTTAACGCCACGAGCGAGATAGCGCTCGACCCGGTCGCGTGCCGCTTCGCGCCGGTCGGTCCATGAGCGGGTGGTGAAGAGCGTGACCGACACGCGCGGGTCGGACGGCGCCTCGGCCACGATGGCGTGCGCGCCGTAGTAGGAGTCGGTCGAATCGGTCAGCACCCCGACAAACGCCTTGCGCAGCGCCACACGCCCGTAGGTGCGGTCGAGCTCAGAGATGTCGGGGAACAGGTTGTTCGACTGGCCGTCGACCACGACGTGGCCGGTCATGCGGCCACCGCCATCAGGCGTGTCGAGCAGGCGCTCGGCGGCGAGCAGCTTCACATCGCCGGAAAGAATCGGCATTCAAATCTCCATCAGACGGAGGGTCAATCGGTAGAAATCGGTGTCACGCCGGGCCGGGAAGCCCATTACCGGCTCGGCCTCGATGGCGGTCTCGTGGTGCCGGAAAGCCACGTTGAAGGCGCGGCCATCGGTCAGCGTCAGCTCGAACTGCCGGCCTGGATCAGCGGCCCACGCGTACAGCCGGTTCACGGTCGAGCGGCTCACCCAGGCCATGTCGGCGGCGCCCACCAGCGTGATGGGTCGGCCCTTCTGCCGCGCGGCCGACTCGACCAGGAGCGCACCGGTCAGCAGGTACGACACCGCCGCCACGGCGGGCGTCCAGGCGTGTTCATCCGCCCATAGCAGGTCGTCGGGCAGCACCAGCACGGCACTGTCCGCAAGGTTCTTGAGTTGCATGGGTTACAGCGCCCGGGACTGGGCTTCTTTGAGGAGTTCGAGCAGCCGCGCTTCGTCACGCGCGTCGATGGTGGCGGCCACGGTCCGGCCGCCGGAGGCCAGTTCCACGCGGATGGTCCTGGCGGGCGCGACGTCTGCCGCGTAGGCAGGCACCGGCACGCGCATGGACGTGGCCAGCACCTGCGACAGGGCCGCGGCGGGATCGGCACCCTTCCACCCGCCCGCCACCGCCTGCGACGCCCTGGCCGCCATGCTTGCCAGCGGCTGGACGAGCCCGCCCGTGGCGTAGCCCCGCACCTGGTTCGCCAGCGCGCGTGCCGGCAACGCGAGGTTATTGATGGCGTCGAAGAAGCCCACGCCGTGACGCGCGACCGCCTGCCGGTTCACCACGTATTCGCCGGGCGTCAACATGGCGGGCACCGTGTCCGACGCCGCCACACCGCCATCGCGGTAGAACTCCCCCTGGTGCTGCTCCATGTAGTCGAGCAGGTCGCGCTCCAGATCCTGGCCCCACAGCATCGGCTGGGCCATGGCCTGGCGCCACATGGTCTTGACGCGCTCGACGGTCTGCCGCTCCGCGGCAGTCAATTGCTTGCGGTCGGCCAAAGCATCGAGCGCCTGCCGGTCGCGCTCGGCTTGCCGGCCATAGGTCGTCATCGTGCGCGCGCGCATGTCCGAGCTGACCCAGGCACCGCCGTTGTGCTGTGCCCACGAGGTGTAGTCGCTCATGCCCTGCTGGCCGAGATCGATCATTCGGCGGGCCTCGAACACGTCGCGGTTGCGCTTCGCCCCGCCCGGCTGACTGCCGCCACGGCCTGCGAACAGCACCGCCCCGCCCGAGGCAAAGCGCGCCACGCCGTTGGCCAGTTGCGCCAGCGTCCCCGCGCCGTACTTGCGCACAGCGGCCTTGCGGATCACGAAGGCACCCGCGTCCAGCGTGCGCGGCACCGTGTCCTGGTCGCCGGTGCCCGGCACCGAGCCGCCCTGCATGCGCGGGAAAGTGGGCGTCACCGCACCGCCGTCCGCGAACTGCCGTACACCGGCACCGACCTCCCCACCCGCGGCGTTGGCCTCCACCCTACGCACGGCAATGGTGTGCGTGCTGGAGGTGTTCATGCCGTTCAGGCTCTGCACCTCGGCACGCACCGCATCGACGTTGCTGGCCACGCGGTGACGCGACTCAGTCTGCACACGATCCAGCGCCCGCAGCATGCCCTCGACGTTGGCGATGGCCGCACGCGCCTTCTCGGTGGCGACCCGGAGCTCGAGCTGCGAGTTCTCGCGGGCATAGGCATTGAGCCGGTCCAGCGACGCCAGCGCCTTGGACACGTCGGCGTCGACCGGCAGCGTCTTGCCTTCCTTCAGGCGCTGCTCGTAGTCCTGCAGCGTCTTCTCGGCCTGCTGCAGATCGGCCTGGATGACCACCAGCCGCGCCCGCTCGGCTAGGGCCTTGTCCAGATCGGCGATGGCCTTGTCGAAGCGCTGGGTGTCGGCATCGATGGTGACCTTGAGGCCCTGCTGCAGCTTGGCCGTCAGCTGGGCGACCTGGTTGTCGGTCTGGGCCAGCGTCTGTTGGATGCCCTGGCGGGCTGACACCGCCGACTGCGCGGCGCGCTGGTGCGCCTGGGCTTCCGCATCCAGGGTCTGGTTGAGGATCGCCTCCGAGTCGCGGATGCGGCCAATCGCTTCATTGACCGCCATCTTGCCCTGGACGGCCTGTGCGTCGGCATCGGCCGTCCGCTGGGCCGATTGGGCGCGCAGCTCGTCCGCTTTCCGCTGCATGGCCTCGGCCTGGACGTATTCCTGCCGGCCGCGAGCCTCGCGCGCCTGGGCTTCCAGTTGGGCCGCCTGCGTAACCGCCTGTTCGGACTGCTGGCGTGCATCCTCCGCGCGCTTGGCTTCGTTGGACTGCGTGCTCGCCACCTGGGCGGCCAGGTCCATCGCCGTGCTGGCGCGCTGCCGGGCCTGATCGAATTCGCCATCGGCTAGAGCCGCGCGGGCACTGGCCTGGTATTCGGTGATCTGGCGCTTGCGATCCTCCTGCGCCTCGAAGTCCGTCATGCCCTGACGGCGGATGTCGCGGATCCGCTCCTCAGTCGACATCGATAGTTGGCGCTTCTCGTCCTCGATGCGCCGGACCTCGGCCAGATGCCGGTTGGCCTCCGCGTTGAGCGCATCGATGTGCTGGCGGTATTCCGCAGCGGCCTGGGTCAGCGTCTGCCGGCGGGTGGCCAGGATTTCGTTCTCGACCCGTTGCACGTTGGCCGCCCGCTCGGTTTCGGTCTTGCCATCGCGTGCTGCTGCGTCGAGGCGGGCGCGGGACTCGTCATCAATCAGCTTGAGCGCGTCGGCGGCGGCCTGCCGGCGCAGCGCGGTCTGCAGCGCGAGCGCCTCGACCAGCAACTGGGTCGAGCGGGCGATCTGCACCGCCTGCGTCTGACCGGAGCGCTCCAGCGCGGCCTGCTCCTGCTGGTGGCGTGCCTTGACCACCTCGACCTGCCGCTGCAGGTTGGCCTCGACAATTGATCCAAAACCCTTGTACGCCTCGGCCATCTTGGCGGTGGAATCGCCCACGGTCTGGCTGGCCTTGGAGACCGCCGATTCGACCTCGCCAATCCGAGATTTCAACTTCTCCAGGGCGGTGTGGACCGCCTCGGCACCGCGCCCCACGGCTTCCTGCGTGCCCTGGCGCACGGCCTCCAGGCGGCGGGCAGATTCCTCGGCGGCGCCGGCTGCCGCGCTCATCGCGCCCTTGGCTGCGTCCGCCCCCCGGCCGGCGTCGGCGTACATCTGCGCGAAGACCCGGTTCATCTCGCCCAGCCGTGCCTGATGGCGCTTGGTTGCTTCGGCGATGGTGTCGGACGTGAAGATGGCCGTGAACACCTCCCAGTGAAAGCGCAACTCCTCGACGGACCTGATCAGCACTTCGACCATGAAGATGCCGGCGCGGCGCACGGTCTCGAATTTCTCCGACAACCACGTGCCGATCTCCCAGCCAACGAGGAAGGCGCCCAGCGTGGCGAAGCCAGTCCGGAGCAGGCCGACACTCGCGATGGCAGCCGACACCGACAGGTTGGCCGTGGCCCAGGCGGCGGAGGTGGCGCTGGCGGCCGTGACGGCGGCGGCGCCTGCCGTCTGCCACGCGGTGATCAGCGCCGGGAGCAGCCGGTAGACCAGCACCGCCAGCCCCACTTCGGCGATGCGCTTGAGCCACTGCATCACCGCGTCGAGGTTCTGCGCGAGCCAAGTCAGCGCCCCTGCCAGCTTGCCGGTGAAGCCGGTGGCCTGGTCGACCTGGTTGACGTACTGCCCGAATGCATTGCGCAATCGCTCGAACGCCTGTGAGACGGTTGCCGGCAGTTGCGCGTACTCGGTGGCGAGCTTGTCCTTCTGCGACAGCAGCGCATTGACCACCACGTCGGCGGTCAGCCGCCCCTCCTCCGCCATCTTGCGCAGCCGGCCGATGGGGACGTTCAAGCCATCGGCCAGGGCCTGCGCGAGCCGGGGGCTGTTCTCGACCACGGAGTTGAACTCCTCGCCGCGCAGCACGCCCGCCGACAACGCCTGTCCGAACTGCAGCAGCGCCGATTGCGTCTCGTTGGCCGACGCGCCGGAGATGCGCAGCGCCTGCGAGATGCTCTCGGTAATGGTGAGCGCCTGCTGTTGTTCACCGCCGAGCATGCGCACCGCCTGCTGCAGCTTGCCGTACAGCGTGGCCGTCTCCTGAATCGGCACGCCGATGCGCTGGGCGATGTCGAAGAGCGCGGTCTGCGCGGTCGTGAACTCGCGCTGGCCGGCGGTCGCCAACTTGAGGCGCGCGGCCATCATGTTCCAGGCGTCGGCGATCTGAACGATCTCCTGAGCCTTGCCGACTGCCCAGTTGATCGACAGGAAGGCGAACAGTTGCGTCCTGGCGGTGGTGATCTGTTCGCTGATGACGGAGACGCCGGCCTTGACCTGGGCGATGCCTGCGGCGGCTTTATCGCCAGCGGTTTTGGCAGAGGCGGCCAATTCACCGAGGCTGCGCTCGGCGGAGGTTATGGCGCGTTTGAGCCCCTCGTCTGCGCCATCAAGGGCGACGAGGATGGAAATTCGTTGTGACATCGTTATTTCAGGCGCAACGTGAGACCTTTGTGCTTCGCCAAAAGAGCCGTCACTTGGTCTCGCCTATGCTGCCCGTGGAAATGTGGAGTTGTGCCCATTGCCCCCTTTTTCTGATGCGCGGCAAACCGAAATAAGCACATACGGCGAACTCGCTGCCCCCCACCCTGCAAGACCTCCCATCAAATCCCTACGTCGGGACGGATTCGCAAGAACGCGCATCGATTCGGGACGGTCGCAACATCAGTAACCGTGTGCAGTTACATTTAGTCTTGCCACCATTTCGCTAGCAAGGACTGCCATGGGTTTATGTGTTTCATCGTCGAGAAATTCGTTCTCAGAAGTCGATTCGCAAGGATCTTTGACAACCGATGCGGCCGACGCGACCTCAGCCGGGAATCGGACTGAGAGGCCAACACGCTCGAACCGAGGGGTTCTGGAAGGCTTGCGCACACTGTCCACGCCAGTCAATGTCTCGCATCATGGCCTGGCACGCCGCGGCGCACAGCTCACACTCAGAATGCGGCCTCTGGAGGCGTACCAGTCGGCACGGACGCACCAAGACCACTTCATCAAAGACCGCAGTGGGTCCCTCTTCCCGCGCGTCCGGATTGAACGTGCGATGGACCAGACGGCCTACCACCCCTACCGCTTTGAACTGGATCGGACTGCGACTGTGAAAGTAGCCGGGTTCAATGGCCTCACACCCAACACCCAGAGCACCAGCCACCTTTACAGCACTGGAACGAGCCAACCAAACACACTCGTCGTCACCGACAACATGACGGCGTGCATTGCAATCGCTTGTGCTGCTGAGAACATCGAACCGGCCACGGGGGACCGCCTGCCCGGCGCCAAGGTACGCGTATTTCACCTCCTCCCATTTGCCCATGAGGAGTTGATGCCGGATGAAGTCTTGATGTCCATCAGAAACTACCTTGAGGAAACAATGCGGGAGGGGCTGACAGTCCGGGCTGCTATGCACGGTGGTGACACACAGGGTGATATGTCGATTAGTACGGCGGTAGCACTCCGGAACCTGTTATGGCAACTGGACGTCGCCCTGGAATTCGACGAAACCTGCGAAAGGCGAGCGACGAACACGCCGCTCGGCGCCGTTATTCGAGATGACCATTCGGTTCAGTTCGTGACTCAGATCGTGGCCGCAGAGGACTGACAAGAGGGACAAAGGCGCGATGCCGTGTCCCGAACAACTCGTTTCGCCTGCCATCCATTTCATACCATCGAGGACGCAGAGTCACCAGCAGGCGGCGCCTGCCACCACGAGGCACGCACCGATCAGCCCAGCTGCCGGATGCACGCCTCGATGGCGGACAGGCGTAGAATGTGCCGCGCCACCAGTTGATCAATGTCGAGCCGCTTCCTGAGCACGAAACGCGGCACCAGCACAGCAATCGGCACATCCGCGCGCTTGGCGCCCTCGGCCTTGCGGTAGCGCCGCTTGAAGCCCACCAGCGCGCCGGTCGTGCTGCGCTCAAGTATGTTTCGTAACCGGTCACGTTCGCCCATTAGGCACAGGATGCCGTGGCACAGCGCCGAATATGGATCCACGGCAGACAAAGCTCATTGCCTACCACTGGTTGTGCGAATTCCGGAAATCTGTTTCGTATACGCCTGTGTGACCAATCTCTCTTTGGTAATCGAGTGAATCCGCAAACGACGAATACATGGGTTGCAACGATCCACCGTGGGGATTCTCATGAAGAAACCAGCGCTCTGGGTGATCTGCTTCCCCGAAGGCGCGGAGCGAATCGCGGGCCTCCTGGAATATCTGCCCGCACGATACCCCCCCTTGGTATTCGATTCGCTCGAGCTCACGCGCATAACTTGCTGCATCGAACGCGCCATATTGAGCGAGACCGTATACGGCGTTCGCCTCATCGGCACGAGAGAGGTTATTCAACTCAAAAACCAATGCGCTCACGAGTGATGGCCCATCTCCACTGCCGTTGTTCGACAACGTCTGAGGCGAAACGCGAATGACGCGATTACTGAGGTCCGTAGAAGCGACGCCGCCATCGTCTAGCATCCGGAGCGTCACGCCACCTTCATCCCGAACCTTATCTGCCAGTTGTCTGAACGTCGGCGAATTCCTGTAAAGTGCACCCAAAACGTCCATGGCTCGGGTAAAACGGCTGTCGCGTGGATCGGCCAAATTGATACTACTTCTGACCGATGACCAATGCGTGGATGAACCGGATCCTGCGCCACCAGTGAACCTCGAGAGCCCGGAGAGCTCAGACGATACCGTGCGTGCTGTCGGGCTCGCCGGAGCCGATGTGTTTGCCGAATCGGCAACGGAGGGTGCTCTTGATGTATCGCTGTAAACTGTCCTGGTGACGTCTTTGGAAGCACAAATTCCCATGGCTATACTCTTGTTTGGATAGTATCTGTTAGAGGGTACACATCGAAACTGGCTGCATGCGAACCAAGTGCGAACAGCGGTGGTTGATCCCGAATTTTCACCAGCTCAACTTCCTCACCTGCGCTTCCACTACGGCAAAAAGATGCGGAATCCGCCGTGCCACCAGTTGGTCAATGCGGAACGCTGAGAACGGTGACCGGGAGCGACTGGCATCACAGCCACTCCATCAGGTGCTCAATGAAGAGCCTTGCCGCTTCCGCGTTGACCGCGTTGCCATAGGCGCGCAGACGTCCCACTCGGGAGGCAGCGCCATCAGCCAGCGGGAATGAGCTGGGTTCAACTGGCCGCCAGCGTCCATCCCGGCACAGGAGCCAGTCAGCAGCTCGCCACAGACCGTTAGTCGGGCCGGCCCTGGAAGGAGCGTGAACGCCTGCTCGCTCAGTGGCTTGCCGCGTGTCTGTTCCGCCCGTTGCGCCAGAAACTCCGTCGAGCCGCTGGCCGAATGCCAGTCCCTCGCGTTCGGTGTGGCCCAGCCCGAAACCATTGCCACCGTTCTGCGACTGCTGTCGTTGTTGCCAGCTGCGTTGTTGCCGTTCTGCGCTGGAGTGCCCGCCATTGGAGTCGGCCAACCCGCCAATGGCACGCAGCCGGGAAGGCGATCGATGCCCTGCGAGGGCCCGCCCTTCGGGCCATCCTGCTGACAAGGGGTCGGCCATCCGGCCAGCAACACCAAGTCGACGCTGTTCGAGCCAAGCCGTGTCGCTCCCGCCCGCTCTGCCTGTCCGCCCCCACTGGCCACCATTGCCTGAGGCGTGGGCCACCCAATAGAGCCTGTCGCGGATGTGCGGCGCACCGACGCCCGCAGCCGGAAACGGGACCGCCCCGAAGGCGTACGCCAAGCTTTCCACGTCAGCGCATACAAGGTCGATCCAAGCATCCGCGTGCTTGCTTGCAACCTGCTCTCCAAGAACAACTGCAGGTCGATACTCACTGATGAGGTGGTACCAGGCTGGCCACAGGTGCCGCTCGTCAGCAAATGCAAGCCCTTTGCCTGCCTGGGAGAAAGGCTGACACGGGCAGGAGCCGGTCCACACGGGGCGATCATCGGGCCAACCTGCACGACGCAGGGCCAGCGACCAGACGCCGATTCCGGCGAAGAAGTGGTGTTGGCGATTTCCCCGCAGGTCGTCGGGTCGCACATCTTGAATGTCTCGTTCATCTACGTCGCCCGGCGCGATGTGGCCGGCGGCGATCAGGTTGCGCAGCCATGCGGCCGCAAATGGAACGATCTCGTTGTAATAGGCCCCCACACGGCGAGGTGTGCGTCCTTTCCCGATCCGGCAGTCATCGGTGTCGGTGGTAATAGGTATGTTCATGATCGTGGCCCCGAGAGGAGCCAGTCGCACCGACCGCGAGCGGGCCGGCGAATCGATGGGCATTAAGTGCCGAGGCTGATCGGCATCAGCGGACGCGCAGGGACAAACCGCCGGTCAAAGGAATGGCGAGCACGACCGCTTGTCAGGGGAGTGGTATTGCAGGCGGCTGCCGCAGCGCAGCGGCGCGATTCAGGCGTGGGTAATCAGAATGTCTCTGGCCAGCCCGAGGTAATTGAAGCGGGGAAGTCGCGAAACGAGCGTCACCCATCGCCGCGGCACCGTTTCCATAGGCCGATGGCAATGTTCAATCTTTGTTAATTTATTGAAAACAGCACCTCACATCACCTGCAGTCCATTTAATTTGCAGCTAAAATTTCAATAACCGATGACATGTGAGTCTTTGCGATTTGCGCTAACGACGTTTGGCATCGGTTATTTCAACTACAACGACCTCTTGGGGAATCCACATGGCAACTTACAAAGACCTGCTTGCTCAAAAGAACAAGCTTGAAGAGCAACTCGAAGCCGCGCGCCAGAAAGAGCTGGCAACCATCACCGAGCAAGTGCGTCAGGTCGTACAGGAATACGGCCTGACCGCCGAGGACATTGGCCTGGCACCGAAGCGCGCCACCAAGCGTGGCCCCAAGGCTGCCCCGGTCCCCAAGTACCGCGATCCCAAGACCGGCGCCACGTGGACCGGCCGTGGCCGCGCCCCGGCCTGGATCGGTAAGAACCGTGACAAGTTCCTGATCGCCTGATTCACCGGCAGGCACCGCCTGCCGCCACGAGGCGCACACCGGTCAGCCCAGCTGTCGGATGCGCGCCTCGATAGCGGCGGACAGGCGCGGAATGCGCCGCGTCACCAGTTGATCAATGTCGAGCCGCTTCCTGAGCACGACACGCGGCACCAGCACCGCAATCGGCACATCCGCACCGCGCTTGATGCGCTTGACGCCTTCGGCCTTGCGGTAGCGGCGTTTGAAGCCGGCCAGCGGCCGGTCGTGCTCCCCGATGTTCTCGGCCATCAGCACCACATTCCCCCGGTCGTTCTTCACGAAATACGCGTTCCCCCCACGCATCAGCTCGGCGATCTGCGCCTTGAAGCGCTTCCTGCCAACGCGTCCATACAGCGGAATCAGCAGCCGGCCCGCGATCACACCACCCCGCTCGTGGATGGCGGACCACGGGACACGCGAGCCCACGTAGAGCGCCGGCAGACGCTTCGGATCCTTGTCCAGCACCTTGGCTGTGAAGCCCTTGAGGAACGAGCGCTTCACCACCCGCATCTGGCCGGCCACGTAATCGCGCAGCTGCTGCTTGAGCTCGGCCGCCTCGCCGGCCATGGCTTGCGCGACGGCCTTCTTCACCTTCGGACGGAATTCGCCCGCCCAGCGGCGCAATTGGGCCTGCGCAGCCGCGCTATCGATTCGAACGGAAATGCGCATGGCTGTTGGCCTTGTCGGTGAGCTGATCGAGCGTGTGTTCCAGATTGCGCGCGTCGCCCCGCGCGCCGATCGCGACGACCGACAGCAGCCGCGCGTCGCGTGCTGCCTCCGCGCGGGCGGTGGCATTCAAGAAGCCACGCACCTGGGCAAGGGTGTAGCCGAGCACGTCGGGCAGCCGGTGACCGTGGTCGATCAGGCGCTGGATGGCATCGAACCAGATGCCGCCGGCCCGCTCGCCACCTGGTCGATCAGAACGTCGAGTCTTGGCAACACCGTCCGGGTAAAAAAATCCGCGTTCACCTCGACCACCTTGGCCGCCAGAAGAATCGCTTCGTCCGCGGCCAGGTCATCGACCCAGGTTCGTGGCTTGCCCACCGCGATCGCGACAGCCTGCAGCAGATCGTCGCCGTGCTCGATGAAGAGCCCGAGCCAGTCGATCTTCGGCGCCTGGAGCTGCTGCAAGACGGGCGAGATCGCGCGCAAGAAATCCGGCAGCCGCCCGACCTTCAGCGGCTGGATGACGAGCGACTCGCCGCCCACATCGAGGTGGGTTGGCTGGGGAATCAGTTTGTCCAGATCGTCCATGGCCGCCCTCACAGCTGCACGATACGGCCGAACTGACCGAGCACCGCATCGACGGGCTTGGTGGCATCGGCCAACAGCGACCCTTCCATCTCGAACTTGTTGTAGTCGTCCGAGATGAGGGAGAGCTCCTTGAGTGGGTCGAAGGCGACGCGGTACAGCTCGACCAGCACCTTGGCATTGCCCTGGGCCGTGTTCAGGCCCTCCAGGCGCAGGTAGCGCTCGGGCAGCGGCTGCGTGAAGATACCGATCTCGGTGGTCACGCCGTAGGCATAGGTCGCCTTGAACGGCTTCACGTACGGCACCGGCGGGGTGGCACCATCATCCAGACGCAGGAACTGGATCGACCCGAAGTCCGGATCGCCGGTGTAGTCGACACCGGCCGCCAGCGTGGCAGGCTTGGCGCTGCTGTCCTTGATCACCAGCTTCGACACCTTGGGGTGCGCCAGGAAGTAGCGGTCGCCCACCAGTGGCTGCTCACCGCCGACCGGCTCGTCGTTGACCAGGCCGCCGTCGCCAGTGACGTGGTTGCCGTACAGGGCTAGCGCCAAGTTGTCCTTGGTGAACTCCTCGATGGTGAGATTGAGAGTGGCTGACTTCTGCTTGACCATCCGGTGGTCCAGCGTGCGCTGGCCGGTCTGGCTCTCGTAGTGCTCCAAAACATCTGTTTTGAGGGACAGCTTCAGCTCGGCCACGTTGCCGGGCGAGCGCACCTCATAGGGCATGCCTGCGGCATCTCGCTTGCCGAGGAAGACGCGTCCCTGGAAAGAGGCGTAGGTACTCATGGGGAAATTCCTTGCGTGACGCAGAAATGGGTACGGGGATGAGCGCTGCCCCGAACGGGGGCGCTGGGAAGTGCGGGTAGCCGCTGGAACAGGCGGCCAGAACGGCGTCAGACTGGCGTCGCCAGGTCGGCGGCCAGGGTCCGGTAGGTGATGCGATAGCGCGCGGGAATGGCTGCGGCCACGGCGTCGGCGTCCTCGACGTCCCACTCGCAATCGAGCTCGTGGATGCCGAGCGCCAGGCCGCCGACATTCACATCGGCCATCAGCGCAGCGTGGGCCGCGACGAGCAACCGGTCGGCCTCGGTTTCCGGCGTGACGGGCGGCACCGCGCGAGCCAGCGCCGTCATCCGCACAATCAGTTCGCGGGTGACACGGTCATTGGCCCGACTGGCGATGGCATCGCTCTCCGGATACACCACCAGCGCCGGACACTGTTCGCGCGCGATAGCAACCGCCGGTGAGCGGTGCAGCGTGGCGCCGAGCACCTGTACCGGCGGACGGACGGCCGCCATCACCGCGAGCAGGATCCGCTCGCGGACGGAGTTGACTGCCATAGGGGATTACAGGCGCGTGAGCTTGGCGCGGATCTCGGAGCCGTCGCCGACTGCCCGCAGGTCACGCACAAGGAAGACGCCGCCCGCGATCTCGACGGTCTCGCGGGGCGCGAGCCCCGCAAAGACGCGGCCGGGGTAGGACATCACATACTCGGTGCTGACCGTCAGGCCGTCGAGCAGCGTCTCGTCGGGCGCGGCGAAGCCCACCTTATTGGTGCGCGGCGGGCTGCCGTCGGACGGCCGCCAGACGCACTCTTTCAGCAACCCGGCATTGGCAGCGGCTTCGTAGAGGGTCTCCACGATATCCATGGTCACCCCATCGTCAGCTTGACCAACACGCCGGGGCGCAGGCACATCGGCAGCGGGTTGGCCTGGGTGTGCACATCGGTGCCTCGGTCGAACTGGCGCGGCGCCTGCTTGGCGTACATCGGCTGGCCCAGCGTGTTGACCGTCTCGTTGAAGTCGGCCGGTGCGAAATAATTCGCAAACGTATCGAGGGTGCCGACCGGGAAGACTTGCGCTTCGCCGGGCGCAATGAAGTTGCGCACGTTGCCGTCCGCATCGGACGCTTTACCGCGGTATTCCTCGAAGGTCACACCGCCGAAGTCGAAGCCCCGACGCACGTCATTGATCAGCACCACACCTTCATTCCACCTCGAATAGGCTTCCTTGACGGTCGAGTGGCTTGTCAACGCCTTGAAGAAGTCGCTTGAGCACAGGCAGTGCGCGCCGGTCATGACTTCGCCGAGCAGGGAATCCTCGATCATGCCGAGCACATCCGTGCATTTGTTCCTGACTTCGGTCTTGGGCGACGCCAGCTCGAAGTTCATCCGCTTCGGTGCAATGCGGAACTCCTCGAACAGGTTGTAGAGGGTGGAACCGTCGGCATCGAGGATCTCGCCCTTGAGCGCGCCCATGCGCAGGTGCTCCAGCGTGATGGCGTGCTTGTTTCGCATCGTCTCCAGGCGTTCGGCCATCACGGCTGACACGGATTCCAGTTCGGTGTCCGAGCCGAACGCGCGCAGCCCTTGCACTGCCTCGGGCAGCACCACGTCATCGTGCGGGATGTGCGGAATGACGAACGAGCGCACGTTGCGCCGGCCGCGCATGCCGACCGTACCAGGCGAGCCCGGCGGCAGTGTCGGCAGCAGGGTCAGCACGCCCTCGCGCTGCTCCACGATGATCTGGCGCGTGCGCACCGGCTTGGGCGCAAAGAGATTCATCGTCTCGAGCTTGCCGTACCGGTTCGGGATCAGGTTGATGGCCGCCGTCATCGAGGCCATCTCGAAGGCAGGATTGGTGAATGGATTTTGCATAGTCGATCAGGCCCCGATGCGCACCAGGACCCCCAGTGCCTTGAGTTGAGAGATCGCGGCGTGCTGCTCGACGGCGGCGATGCCGGCGGGCCACTGCAGCGCGTGGCTGGCGACGATGGCGTGGCGCGCGATGAGGAGGCCGTCGTCGCGGTCGGCCAGGTGGGCGTCGCACGCCTGCATCAGCACGCCGGCGGCGTACTGGCTGCCATCGGTGGCGGACGGGTCAAGCTGCTTGACCTTGCCCGTGGCAGTCACCATGCCGACCACGGTGCCCAGGGACAGGGTCTGGCCGGCGGCCACGGTGACGCGCTCGCGCGAGTACAGGTTGGGCGCCTCGTACTTGAGGAGGTCGCCCAGGTTCAGTGGTTCTTGAAGAACTGCCATGGATCGTGATTACTGAATGCCCAGGCGCTTCTTGACGGCCTGGAGCAACGGGTTGTGGGGGGATGCGGGATGACCGGCGCTGGCGGACACGGCCGGCGCCTGCGGATCGATGCGGCTGGCGATCTCGGGCGACGCCTCAGCCCGCGCGGCGAGCAGGTGGCTGCGCACGCGCTCGGGCGCGGCACGCGCTTCGAGGAACCCGGCGATCAGGTCGGTGCGACCGGCCAGCGTGCACAGCTGAGCGATCTCCACCGCGTCGGTGTGGCTGGCAGCGGGGGCTGCCGGCGGTGATGCCAGCACCGGAGGTTGGGCGGTGGCACCGGGTGCTTCCGCAGCCGGCACGCTGACTGCAGCGGGATCAGGTTGAGTGGTCATGGAACAGTTCATCTGGGGGTTGAGAGAAACGCCGCGCGCCGTCATGGCCAGCGCGGCGGGAGACAGGGATGCAGTGAGTTGGGCGAGCGCGTCATCGAAGGTGCCAACGGCGTCGGCGAGCCCGGCCGCGACCGCGTCCTGCCCGAAGAACAACCCGGCTTCGGTAGCGGTCACCGCACTGGCGGCGATTCCGCGGTTGTTCGCCACGGTCGCGACGAAGAGCCCGTAGAGCCGATCCACCTCGGCCTGCAGCTGCGCTTGCGCGGCGTCGCTGATCGGCTCATGCGGGTTCAGGTCGTTCTTGCGGGCACCGGCGAAGACCGCCGTGTAGCGGATGCCGTCCTGCGCGTCCTTGACGGACTGGTCGACGTGCATGGCGATGACGCCAATCGAGCCGACGCCGCCCGTGCGCGAGACGAACAGGCGCGACGCGGCGCTGGCGAGCGCGTAGGCCGCCGAGAACGCCATGTCGTTGGCCACCGCCCAGACCGGTTTGACGGCGGCGGCGGCGCGAATGCGGTCGGCCAGATCGAACACCCCGCCCGACTCGCCGCCCGGGCTGTCGACGTCGAGCAGGATCGCGGCCACGCCGGGATCGGCCAGCGCGGCGTCCAGCTGGTCGCCGATGGCGGTGTAGCTCGCCAGCCCCGACTCGGCCTCCAGACCCACGGTGCGCCGCACGAGCGTGCCGTGAATCGGGATCACGGCGATCGGGGCATTGCTGCGGGCCGGGCCGCGCGGGGCCGGCGTGTAGTCGCCCGGCGGGGCCAGGTCGGCCAGGCCCACGCGCGGCCCCAGCACCGACAGGATCACGTCGAGTTTCGGGCGATCAATCGCCAACGGCACGCCGAACAGGCGTGTCGCCAGATGAGGCAACAGGGTCATGGAAATCCTTCAGGCGGCGACGGGTTCGCCGGCGGTCGCGTCCGTGCGGGACGCGGCGGGTGCGCCGTCCTTGGCGGTGTGGCGCGGGTCGGAATCGAATACCAGCCCGAGCGCGTCGGCACGTGCGTTGTCGGCGGCGATCTCGCGATCGATGTCCTCGGCGTCGTAGCCGAACGTCGAGATGGCTTCCGAGCGGCTCATCAGGCCGGCACGGATGGCTAACAACATCGCTTTGAATTCTTTCTCGGGATCCACCCACTGCCAGCCCTGCGGGACCCATTTCGCCTGCAGGTACTGACGGCGGCGGGCCGCCCCGCCGCGCGCGAAGCCAGGAGCGATCAACGCACCCGAGAGCACCGCCTGCTTCATCCACGCGGCCCACACCGGGCGGCACATCTGGTGGACCAGCACGCTGTGCTGCACCATCTCGCAGCGCCGGCGGAACTCCAGCAAACCCGCCCGGATGGACGAGTAGTTGACGCCGGTCAGGTCCCCGGTCAGCTGCTCGTAGGTGATACCCAGGGCTGCGGCGACCGCGCGGAACTGCGTGCGCAGGAACTCGCCGTAGGAGCCGCCCACATCGGCCGGGTCGCTGAACTTGATGTCCTCGCCCGGCTCCAGAATCTGCAGCGTCCCCGGCTCCAGCCCGACCAGCGAGATGCCGGCCTCGTCCGGCAGGCCCTCGCCCATCAGGTTGTCCTCCGGGCTCTGGCGCGTCACGAATCCCGCGAACATGGCGGCGGTTTTCTTGCGCACCAACTCCGCGTCGTCGTACTGGTCGAGTTCGTTCAACTTGACCAGTGCGCGGGACAACCACGGCTCGCCCCGGATCTGGCCGGGCCGCAGCACGCGGAACAGGTGGATCACCTCGCTCGCATCGACCCGCACGGTATCGAGCCCGCCCTGCCCCGACATCGGCGCAAGCCGGCCGTCGTCCGGATGCGACCGGTACAGGTGGTAGGCCACCCGGCGCCCCAGGTTGTCGAACTCGATGCCCGCCCTCACCACGTTGCCGGAAGGCAGATCGGTGTTCAGGTGCATCGGCAGGTGCTCGGCCTCCAGCAACTGCAGTTGCAGCGGCACGGCGAGACCGTCCTCTTCGCGGCGCGGGCGCAGGCGGATCAGGCACTCGCCGCCTTCGAGCATGGATCGGCAGGCGAGCGCCTGCAGGCCGTAGAAGTCCGTCTGGCCGGCTGCATCCGCCTCGGCCGTCCAGTCGCGCCACAGCGCCTGCACCTCGGCCTTGAAGGCGTCATCGGTGGACAGGCTCTGCGGTTTGATGCCGGTGCCGACCGCATTGGCGACAAACGCCTCGATGCCGGCCTGCGCCCAGGCATTGCGCCGGACCAGATCGCGGCTCTTGATGCGCAGGTCCGCGCCGCTGGCGAGCAGCGCCGCCACCGCTCCTGGGTTGCTTGGCATCCAGGCGAGCGAGCGCCGGCCTCGGCCGGAAGCCTCGTGGACCGGTGCTTGGCCGAACACGCTGCGGATCCGGGCGAACCAGCCGCCAGAGGTTCGGCCAGGGGTTCGAGATACAGCTCGGGCCATCAGAACCCTTTGCCGGTCGTCACGCGGATCTGGCGCGGGGCACCCGGCCACAGCCCGGTTTCGGCGGCCTGCACGAACAGGCCACGCCGCACCTCGCGGATCGCCATCTTGAGCTCGTCGACCGAGCGGTACTCGACGGTCTTGTCTTGGAAGGTGACGCGACGCTCGCCCTTTGCGAGCGCGGCCTCCAGCGCTTGAAGCTGCGCTTCGGTATATGCCATCAGCGGAATACGATCAGGTTGAGTTCGGAGGTGTCGGTCAGCGTCCCGGCGGCGGTCGTGCAGATGACCTCCACGAACGCCGCGGTCTTGGCCTCGGCGCGCGCGCGGGCACCGGCGACCTTCATGGCGGACTGGCGCCCGGCGTTGCGGGCGAAGGCCGTCCAGCAGTAGGCGTCGTCGGGCATGGGCTCGGTGAAGACCACGCGGTAACGGCCCGCAGCCAAGCGCTCGACGCTCTGGACGTTGAAGGCCGACCGGATCACCGCCTGGTCGCCGACGGTGCCGAAGCACACCCAGGCGCGGGCCAAGCCCGGGTGGTCCGCCGTGATGCGCGCGCGCACCTCCTGGGCAATGGCGGCGGCGAGCTCGGCGATGTTTCCGGTCAGCGACATCGGCAGCGGATCAGGCGCCCGACAGCGCCGCCTCGAAGACCGGCACGAAATCGGTCTCGGGGTCGCCGATGGCGGCAACCGCCACCGCACCGATGTTCTGGCGGGCCTGGGCCTGCTCGTCGGCGGTCAGCGCCTGCGCGGCGTCGAAGCGCACGCGGCGATCCACGGCGGCCAGCAGCGCGGCGATGCCGGTCTGGTCCTTGAGGATCGCGTCCTGCAGTTCCTTGAGCGTGTCGAAGGCCGCGTCCGCACCGCCGAGCAAGTCCGCCTTCAGTGCGTCCAGCAGGCTGGTGATGCGCGAGGCGGAGAACGTGGTAGTGGTGCCGGCCGCGTTGGCGTCATCGATCAGCGCGGCATTGGCCAGCTTGTCGAACTGCGCGCGCAGCTCGTTGATCGCCGCGACGAGGCTGGTCTTGTCCGTGGTCGACAGGCGAGCGAGCGTGCCCGCCTGCTCATGGACGGTCTTGAACTCCGACGCGAGGCGCTGGATCAGGGATTCGATGCGAGTCTGCAAACTCATGGGGATGAACTCCGGGTATCAGAAAGGAGAGCACCGAGGTGCTCAGGACAGCCAGCGGCTCTTGATCACGCGCCGGCTGGCTCGACGGACCCCGACACGGGGTCCAGAAACGGCGATGCCACCGCGAGCGGTGGCATCTGTGGGGGACAGCGATTCGGTTGTGGGTGGTACGTCAGGTGGCGGGGCCAGCCCCAGTTGCCGCTCCAGTTCGCGCCAGTGGCGCTCCTCGAAACGATCCAAACCCGCTGAGCTGGCGGCTGCCCGCGCGTACACGTAGCAGTCGAGCGCCTCGTTGCGCTCGCGCATCTTTTGCCACTCGCGGATCGGGAAGCCGTTGCGATCACGGCGGGTGATCAACTGCTCGGCGCACAACTGCTGCAGGAACTCCGCGTCAATCTTGGGCAGATGCACAAACCCCGAAGGGAACGCGATGGTCTCGCCGTCCTCGGCCACGTCGGCGGCCTTGCGCAAGTTGTTGTAGAGCTCCAACTTGGCGATGCCGACCGCCACCGTGAAGAGCTTGACGCCCCGGCGCAGCTTCTTGCCATTGCGCAACACGTCGACCGCCGTGGGCGAGCCGATCAACGCAGCGCCGCGCGCCGCGCCCTTGACCGCCATCACCCGCGCGTCACGGCAGGCGCGCACGAAGGCGTAGGCTTCCTGCGTGGCGAAGCCGGTGTCGAGCGCGATGCGCGCCAGCGGCATCGACGCGCCGCTGGCGTGGGTCCACTGCTCGTCAACCAGTTCGGCCAGCCGCTTCCACACCCCGTCGCGGGCGGTGTCGCCCATCAATACGCGGTGCTCCACCAGCCAGGACACCTTGCCGCGCCCGAACGCCCAGACCGAGACCTCCACGCGATCCTTCTGCACGTCGGCGCCAGCCGAGAGCAGCAGGCCGCCCGCCGGCACGGTGCCGATCGGATAGTCTTCGCGACGTTCCAGCAGGCGTTGCCAGTCGGGTGCCTCGCCCTCCTCGACCCAGGTCTCGCCAAGCTCGGTGTTGCGGAAGGTTTTGATCGCCGCCGCAGATCCCGACTCCTTGCTCACCGCGCTCTCCCAGGCAGCGGCAATATCGCGCCAGCTGCGCCAACCCACGGGGCTGTAGAGCGACGACAGGTGAAAGCCCGCCGTGCGGCCGACCGCCTCCGCCATCGCCCGCCATTCGCCCTGCTCCAGCATCCACGCCTTGTGGTGCTCGTGGATCGGCTCTTCGCACGCTTCGCAGATGTAGGCCGCCGTGTCAGGCTCGCCCTTGGTCCATCGCAGTTGCTCGAAGCGCAGCCACTGACGGTGATCGCAATGCGGGCATGGCACGAAGAACCGGCGCTGGTCGGAGGCGTCATATTCGCGTTCGATGGTGCTGGCGCCGGAGATGGTCGGCGTCGATACGATGAAAATCTTGCGGCGCGCGAACGTCCTGGTCCGGGCTTCGGCGAGCGAGATCGCATCACCCTCACCCTCGACGTCGAGCGGGTAGCCGTCCACCTCATCGAGAAACAGGTATCGCACCGGCATCGAGCGCAAACCCACCGCGCTGTTGGCGCCGGTCATGACCAGCACGCCGCCTCGAAACTCTTTGGCGAGGATGGTGTTGCCCGAGTCCCGCGAGCGGGCTGGCGCGATGCGCTCGGCCAGCGCGGACGACTCCTCGATCAACGGATCGATCCGTTGCTTCGAGTTCCGCTTGGCCATCTCCACGGTGGGCCAGACCGCCATCATGGGACCGGGCGCGTGGTGGATGACGTAGCCGATCCAGTTCGAGCCCATCTCGGTCGCGCCCAGCTGAGCCGCCTTCATGAAGACCACCCGCTCGATGGCCGAGGTCGGCGACAGGCAATCCATGATCGCGCGCAGGTACGGCGTGCGATTGGTGCGCCAGCGCCCAGGCTCAGCCGACGCCTTGCTCGACAACATGCGGTGGCGGTCGGCCCATTCGGAGACGGTCAGCAGCGGATCGGGCGTCAAACCCTCGCACCAGGCGCGCTCGATTTCGGCGGCGCCTTCGTAATCCGCTACCAGCATCAATCCACGCGCGGGCGCAGCTCGCCCAGCTCCTGCAGGTGACCACGCACGGCGGACTCCAGCGCGACGTGCATCGTGTGGGGATCGACAGCCAGTGCGGCGGCCATCTGGGCGGACACCCGTGCCGGCCAGTTCAGCCACGCATCGCGCTCGGCGCGCGCCAGCTTGAAGACGTGCGCGATGGCCTGCGAGCGGTCGACCAGTTCCCCTTTGAGCCTGGCCAAGCGCACCTTGTTGGTCTGCGCCTTGACTACCTCGTTGACCGTGCGGGCCTGCAGCAGCGACGTGCCGCCTGTCGGCGTCGATGCGGCCCCGTCTGGGGCGTGACCGCCCTCCTGTGGCACGGCCACCCTGACGGGCCTGGAACGGGTTCCGTGGCGCGGTGCTTCGGTGTTGCGCGCCCACTCGGCGTCGGCGCGGTCCGAATCAATGGTGCCGTCCGCCTCGGGTGTGATGCGGCCCGCGGCAATGGCTTTGCGCACGGCGGCGTCGGACACGCCTCGATGCCGTGCATAGGCTCGAATCGAAATTCCCATCTGATTTGAATTCTTGCGGATAGCGCTTGGCTTCTGTGCAGCACAGCGCGTTCATGTGCTCACCAACACGACACATCAACCGGAGCAAACGATGAGCAAAACCCTGACCCCAAGCGACGTGGTCGAAGAGCTAATCGAGATCAAGGAGCAGATGCTCGACCTGATCGAAAACGTGCGCGGCGTGCTGAAAGCCGGCGGATTCGGTAGCGCCCTGGCTCGCGCCGAGGACTACTGGATGGCGCACCTCACCTGCGCGATCTCCCACGACCACGGCTACCTCGGCAGATCGGGATGCACCCTGCAGGACACCATCGAAGAAATCGAGAGCGGCGAAGACGAGGAAGAGGAAGACGACCACGCCTGACATGACGCGCCGGGCGGCATAGCCCGCCCAGCAACCTCCAGCACAAAGCGCTTGGCTTCTCCGCCGAACAGCGCGTTCATCACACCACGTTCAAACCACCTCGAAGGAGCAACACATGACCACGCAACAACTGACCCCGGCCCAGCACGCGATCCTCGCCTACGCCATCCAGCACACCGGCGGCAAGATCGAATGGTTCCCCGACAACATCAAAGGCGGCGCACGCAAGAAGGTGCTCGAAGGTCTCGCGAAGCGCACGCTGATTGCCGCCAGCGGCGACGACTGGCTGGTCACGGCCGCGGGCTACAACGCCCTGGGGTTCGACGCACCGCAATCCGAGCAGCCACGCAAGGTGGCCCGCACGCGCGAGAACAGCAAGCAGGCCCAGGTCGTCGCGATGCTGGCCCGGCCGGAAGGCGCGACGGTGAAGCAGATTTGCGAAGCCACCGGCTGGCAGGCACACACGGTACGCGGCGCGTTTGCTGGCACCTTCAAGAAGCGGCTGGGCCTGACCATCGTTTCCGAGAAGTCGGTCGACAGCGAGCGCGTCTATCGAATCGCAGCAGAAGCTGACGACCAGTCCGCCTGATGTCGCGCGGGGCCGACTGCGATGGCAGCGGCCCCGGCGAAGCGGCGAACAGCGCTTGGCTTGTGGCCGGAACAGCGCGTTCATGTGGTTGTCGTGATTGACGACGCCAACCCCAAGGACAACACCATGAGCACCACCATCAAACGCACGCCCCGCACCCTGGTCATCGGCAACGCCGTGATCCAAGCCGAGAAACTGGAGCAGCGCCTGCCCTTCGCGCGCAAACCCGCCGATCTGGGCGAAGTGCGCAGCGAGGAATACGCCGAGGTCTACGTCACCGAGACCAAGCACCTCACCCCGGCAGAGTTCGATGAATTTGCGAGCGGCCTGCTCGTGTCACGCGACTGGCTGCGCGGCAAGGGAGGCGGCATGCTCGATCGCTACCTCTGCGTCGAGGTCACTGCACCCGGTCGCCCCACCCTGTATGTCAATCCGGAAGGTAGCGACTACGCCCGATACGTGGCCCGCGCGGACTGATCGTTGCAAGACAAGGACGCCGAGCCCTGCTCGGCTTCCTTGCCGGACGTCGCGCGGGCAACCGCCAACGCGCGCACGGTGACGCGGCGGCTGGGCACCACGCACGTCGCGGGTCCGAGCGTGCTTCGCCCGGGTGCGCGCGGGACACCGCGCCCGCACACAACAGGGTTCCCCCTGCGTTCCCTACGCCAGATCCCCAAACATGCGGACCTCGATCGCGCCGGCGATCAGGTGGCTCATCAGGTAAGACGGGCCGGGTCGAATGCCGTAGGTCTTGGCCGTTTGCTCATCGACTGCGCGACTCATCCATTCTGCAATCACGCAGTTGATGGCGCGCTCCAACCCCAATCCCATGGCGTTCAGCACCTCATTGCCGAACTGCTCTCCGTGGGCGCTATCCAGAAAGAACCGCACCACGCGCGGTGCAGCGCCTGTTGTCTGGGAGATCGCCACCATGGCGAGCGGCCAAGCCGCAGCGGCGCTATACCGCATCGCGCCGTAGAAGCCGCCCGCCCTGTTGGTGGTGTTGATTACTTGATACGTCCTTTGCATCTTTCGCTCCGTGGCGCTGTTGTGATGGCACCAGTAACGCGCTGTCGGCCACGCAAGCCAAGCTCAGTTTTTCGGCGTTGCGTTTGATCCAATCGCTTGGCTTCTCGGTCGAACAGCGCGTTCATACACGTGTCGCAACGACATCAACCAAGAGGACACGAACATGGACATCACCACCGCCAACTACAACGCTTTCGTCACCGAGCTCACCGCCCTCACGCGCAAGTACGGTGTCGCGCTCAGCGCCATCGGCGGCGTCTGCATCGCCGATGAGCCCGGCGCCTTCCGCGATGTCATCTACGTTGCCGATATCACCAGCGGCGACCTCTACCCCAAGACCCTCGACTCCTGATCGGTTACCGAGCGCGGTGCCGCCTGATGCCGGGCGGCGCCGGCAGTCTGCAGCCTGGATCGCCTGTGCCACTGATTCACGAGCCGCTTGGCTTTCTCTTCGCACAGCGCGTTACTGGTGCCATCGCAACGGTCAACGCAAAGGAGCAAAGCCATGCGCACCACCAACCTTCCCCGCACCCCCGAAGCCGAGCGCGAGCAAGCACTGCGCTGGTTGATCCAAAACCGACGCTCGGACATTTCCATCGAACAGGCCATCCGCCTCCTGATTACCGTGCTCCCCCGCGATCGCCAAACCCTCGTGATCCTCAGGCACATTGAAGAGGAGTTGGCAGCAGAATCGGCGGCCAAGGCCCCGTTCAATTGGCGGACGTCCCTTGGCCTGCCGCCTCGCGGATAGCCGTCTCTCCCGTGTACTCCTCCCAACGTCGCACGATCACGTCAGCGTATTTGGGATCCAGCTCAATCAGGCGCGCCGCGCGCGCCGACTTCTCCGCCGCAATCAACGTCGTGCCCGAACCACCGAACGCATCCAGCACCACGTCGCCCGGCCGGCTCGAATTGCGGATCGCCCGCTCCACCAACTCCAGGGGCTTCATCGTGGGGTGCAGGTCGTTGCGGGCCGGTTTCTTGATCTGCCAGACGTCCCCCTGGTCGCGGTCGCCACACCAGTGGCGTCGCGCCCCCTCGGTCCACCCGTACAGGATCGGTTCGTACTGCCGCTGGTAGTCTGCGCGCCCGAGCGCGAAAGTATTTTTGGCCCAGATGATGAACGTCGACCAGCGGCCGCCGGCTTCGCGGAACGCCGCCTGCAGCACGTCCAATTCGCTGGAGGACATGGCCACGTAGATGGCTCCCCGACAGTTGGCGACCAGCGGCGTCAACGCCGCCCGTAGGAAATCGTAGAAGCTGCTGCCCAGGTTGTCGTTCAGGATGGCCCGGCTAGTGCCGCGCTGCCGGTCCTTGGCCGTGTTGGCGTAGTTCACGTTGTACGGCGGATCCGTGAACACCATGTCCGCCAACTCGCCCTGCAGCAGTCGGTCGTAGCTTTCGGCGATGGTGGCATCCCCACAGAGCAGCCTGTGCTTGCCCATCACCCAAATGTCGCCCGGCCGTGAGATCGGATCCTCGGGTACCTCCGGCAGCGCAATCTCCTCCGACTGACCGTCACCCTCCTCGTCGTCCATCAGATCGGCCAGTGCGTCGGCATCGAAGCCGGTCAAGGACAGGTCGAAGCTCGCCGCATCGAGCGCAGCGAGCTCGGCGCGCAGCACCGCTTCGTCCCAGCTCGCGTTCTCGGCGATGCGGTTGTCGGCGATGACCAGCGCCCGCCGTTGCGTCGGGCTCAGGTGATCCAGTACCACGACCGGCACCGCCGGCAGCCCCAGTTTCATGGCGGCAGCGAGGCGGCCGTGCCCCGCAACGATGACGCCATCACCGCCGGCCAGGATCGGGTTCGTGAAACCGAACTCCACCATGCTGGCGGCGATCTGCGCGATCTGTTCGTCGGAGTGGGTTCGGGCGTTTGCCGCGTAAGGCGCGAGTCGCTGAATCGGCCAGAGCTGGATTTTGTCCGCGAGCCACGAGGCCGTCATTGCTCCACCTCCGCGTGCGCCAGCCGCTCGGCAGCAACCTCGGCAAAGCTTTGACCGGTGGACTGCAGCGTCACCGGCACCTCGGGGTAGTTCTGCTGGAAGCGTTGGATGGCCACGTCCACGTACTCAGGCGCGATCTCGACGCTGCGGCACTGGCGGCCGGTCCGTTGAGCGGCGAGCATCGTCGTGCCGCTGCCGCCGAAGGGCTCGAACACGATGTCGCCGGCATCCGAGTACGCCTCGATCACGAACTCCGGCAACGCGACCGGGAACACGGCCGGGTGATCGATGTCGCGACCGATCTTGCCCTTGTGCCGCATCACGCGGATCACCGAATCGGGAATCCGGGTGTCCTGGGTAACTTTGCCCTCATGCGCCCAGCTCCCCCGAACGCCATCTTTGCCCCGCATCGAGGTCGACGTGCCGTCCGGGCGCAGGTGTTCGTCCCGGCGGGCAAACTTGCACGGTACCGTCTTGTTCGGGCGGCGTGCCTGCCGGTTGAAGTGGAAGACGAACTCGAAGGATGGCCCCAGACGCCCCATCCAGTCGCCGGGCATCCCCGGTCCCTGGTCCCAGACGTACCAGCCGAAGCGCCGCCAGCCCTGCGTGCGCATCCAGCCGATCCAGGCGTCCCAGTACGGCACGACCTCGCTGTCGCGGTGGACCAGACCGAGGTTGACGAGAACCTGGCCGTCGGCCGCCATCGGCACATTGCCGAACACGCCGCGCATCAGCATGTCCCAGTCGGCAATGCCGCCGCTGGTGTAGTTGCGCTGGTTGGCGTAGGGCGGCGAGGTGAAGCACAGGGCGGCTTGCTGGCCCGCCATCAGGGCTGCAATCACGGCGCCATCGGTGGCGTCGCCACAGATCAGACGGTGCTCGCCCAGGAGCCAGACATCGCCCGGCCGGGACACCGGCACTGCCGACGCGGCGGGCACGTCGTCCGCAGCATCCGGCTCCGGATCATCCTGCCCTTCGTCGCCCTCGGCCTCACCCAGATCGTCGGCCAGCAGCGCGTCGATCTCGTCCACGCTGAACCCCGTCAGGGCCAGCTCGTAGCCTGCATCGGCCAGTTCCGCGAATTCCAGCGCCAGCAGTTCCTCGTCCCAGCCGGCATCGAGCGCGATGCGGTTGTCGGCCAGGATGAGCGCTCGCTTCTGGGTGGGCGACAGATGCGCCAGTTCGATCACCGGCACGTCTTCCATGCCGAGCTTGCGCGCGGCGGCCACGCGTCCGTGGCCCGCGATCACACCGTTCTCGCCATCGACCAGGACCGGGTTGGTCCAGCCGTACTCCACGATGCTGGCGGCGATCCTGGCCACCTGCTCGTCGCTGTGCGTTCGCGGGTTCCTGGCGTAAGGGATCAGCGCCTGAACCTTGCGGTACTCGACGTTGAGCATGTTCTGTTTCGGGTTCCCAAAAGGAAACGGTCCGAGCGGGGACGAATCCCAGCGCAGGCCGTATGCGGTATTGCCGCGTAGAAATAAAAACGCCCGCCGACGGACGGGCCGTGGGCGGGCGTGGAATGGAGTCGTGCGAACCGGGAGGGGTGCGAACCGCGCACCGTGCGAACCTAGGTTCGCACTCTGACGCTAAGCAGGTCTTGCGCTCGCGCCTCCCGTATTGCGCTTTTTGCAGGAAGGACCCCTTTTTTTCGCGGTACCCCTTGCTATCTGCGCCGTTATCCGAACGATAGACGAGATACTACCCCCAAATCGCCCGATTTGTTGCACCGCGCGCCGCCCCCGAATCGGACAATCGGGGCAAACAGCGGACATTTGCGGCAAGCATTACTCTCCTTCGCTCAGGAATTTGGGCGATGCCGGCACGGCCGTCTCGTTGAGCCTGCCTGCCACGATCTCCAGCGCCCGTTGCCAGCGCCGCCAGGCGGTCGTGCGGTCGCAGGCGAAGCGCAGCGTGATCTCGCGCCAGCCATAGCCTTTGGCCCGCATCCACACGAGGTGGCGCTGCTCGACCTCCAGCCATTGCACCCAGCGCATGGTCTCCAGCATGCGATCGATGGCCTGGGGACTGGGCGGGAAAGGTCGGTAGACCTTTTCGTCGGCCGCGAAGGCTTCCCACTCGCGACGCACGATGGTGGGCCACGTGTTGATGTAGCCCTGCACGCGGATAGGCGGCAGGCGCCGTCCCGTGTTGGCGGCGTCCTCGAAGCGGGCCGCCACGTCCTCCTTGGTCCACTCAGTCACGGTGCCGGCCTCCCTCGCCATACAGCCGCTCGCCGATGCGGCGCACCAGCTCGCGTTCGAGGAAGTCCAGGCGCGCGTCGGATTCCGCGACCACGAGGATCCGCTGCTCCCGCCAGCCTTGCCGTTTGAAGGCTTCGAGGTCCGTGACCTCGGGCTGCGTGCGGGCCAGCGCGGAACGGTAGGGTGGTGTGCGAATCTTCATGTCACACCTCCTGCGTCTCGGCCGCCCAGTACAGAATCGCCAGGGCGTCGGCTTCGTTGTCGTCGGACGGTTCATGGCCGCGCTTGCAGACGGACGCGATCATCTCGTCCTTGCTCGCATTGCCCTTGCCGGTCGCGTACTTCTTGATGGTGCCGACTGGAACGCCCACGTAGGGGATGTTGTGGTGCTCGCACCAGGCGCTCAGGTGCCCGAGCAGACCGCCGTAGATGTGCGCGGCGTCCACGCCTGCATGCCGGCGCACTTCCTCGAAATACACCACGTTGATGTGGCTGCAGGCGAGCTTCAGTTCGTTGAGCCACCGCTTGAAGCGCAGGTAGCGCATGCCGCCGCCTTCGAAGCGTTTCGGTTTGAAATCCTGCGTGCCGCTGGCAATGCTGCCGTCCAGATACTGCAATGCCCAGCCGGTCTTGGTGCCCAGGTCCAGGGCGAGAATCGTCGTTGTCATCTTTGAGTCGTCATGCAGATGGTGACCGAAGGTGACTGTCGTCCGGATTAACCTCTACGCGTGCGCGTATACGCACGTAAAGAGATCAATCCTTGAGCGGGTCACCTTCGGTCACCGTGATCAGTCGTCGCGATACGGCAGGCGATTGCCGTAGTCCTTTGGTTTGAGCGAAATCCCGGCGAGTCCCTTGACCCCACCATGCAGGCGCGTGCGATCGAAGCCCCGATTGGTCAGCTGTTGCGCGAGCCACCGGCTGGTCCCCACGTACTCGCCACGCCGGCCAGCCCACTCCTGCCAGCGCAGGAACACGTCGGCCACGGCCACACGTGCCTGCTGATGGCACTGGGCCTCTTCATCGAGGAAGTCGCCGATGGCGTCCTCCTCATCGAAGTACTCTTCCGTGGCCGACCGCACGCAGTCGGGCGGGTCCAGGCGCTGGCGCTGCCAGGCAAGGCACCCTTCGATGGCCCACGCCAGGATTCCGTCGCGCTCCTTGAGCAGCTTCTCGGTGAGCCGGCCGTCGCGGCGCTCTGGCGGCACCGTCACCGTGAACGGGATCAGGTGCAACCTCCGCTTCATCGCCTCGTCCACGTTGCGGATCGCGGGCTTGTGGTTGCCGGCGATCAGCAGCTTGAACTGCGGCAGGTAGTCAAAGAAGTCCTGGCGCATGAAACGCGCGGACACCTTGTCGCCACCGGTGATGGCCTTGACCTTCGACTCGTTCCAGCGCCTGCCCTGCTCCGTCTCGATGGACGACACCAGGCGTGCGCCGCGCAAGCCCGCCAGTTCGGTCGGATGGCGATCACCGCGGGCTTCCATGAAGGTGTCCATCGGCGCATTGGCCGCGTAGTCGCCCAGGATCGTGGTCAGCACGTTCACGAAGACCGATTTGCCGTTGGCGCCGGTGCCGTACAGGAAGAACAGCGCGTGTTCGCTGGTCACCCCGGTCAGGCAGTAGCCGACCACCCGCTGCAGATAGGCCGCGAGATCCGTGTTGCCACCGGTGATGTCGGCGATGAACGCCAGCCACGCCGGACAGCCCTCGCCGTTGCGCCCGCGCGGCGTCGCTGTCGTCACCTTGGTCATCCGGTCCTCGCGCCGATGCGCGCGCAGTTGGCCCGTGCGCAGGTCGACCACGCCGCCCGGCGTGTTGAGCGCCCAGACGTCGGCATCCCACTCGTCGGCGGTCGCCGCGTGCTTGGGATCCGAGCGGGCGATCTTCTCGACTGCGGCGATCGTTGCCGAACTCGCCAGCTTGGTCTTCTGTCGTGCCGTGTCCGCCTTGAGCGACGCCGACCGGCAGATGCCACGCGACAGGTGGGTGACGTAGAGCAACTGGTCGGAATTCCAGCGCACGCCGGTCCAGACCAGCCACTTGCCCCACAGGGAGCAGTAGCGCCAGTCGTCGCCGTAGCGGCGCGTGAAGGCCGTCGCCAGCCCGTCCTCGGTTTCCCAGTCCACGCCCTCCAGCACGTCGGCCGACACGGTGTCATCCACCTCCAGCACCACGGGCACCCGCGCGCCGGCTGCCAGATAGCCGCCGATGTCGAACCCTTCCTCGATGGCGTCGGCCGCGTCCCAGCCCGCCGGCGCGTCTTCGGGCGGCACAAGGATGGCCACCGACACGGCGCCCGCTTGCAGCATGGCCTGCGCCGCGTTGGCAGCGTACTCCCAGCCCGGCTTGTCCCGGTCGGGCCAGATCAGCACGGCCTTGCCGGCCAGTGGCGACCAGTCGGTCTTCTCGACCGGCGCGTTCGCCCCGTGCATCGCCGTGGTGGCGACGATGCCGGTGTCAATCAGGGCCTGGGAGCATTTCTCGCCTTCGACAAACACCACCTGCGTAGCGCTCGCCAGCCCCGGCTGGTTGTACAGCGGGCGCGGATCCGGCGGCGCCATCTTGCGACGCTTGGCGTCCCACGGCCGGAACTCCTTGCCCCGGCCGGGCGGGTCGTAGCGGTACACCACACCGAGCAGCTGGCCGGCGGCGTCCAGGTAGTCCCACTTGGCCGTGGCGGGACCGAGCTCGTCGGTCGGCGGCTCGCGGCGCTTGCGGCGCACCGGCTGCACGCTGGAGTAGCCGAGCAGTTGCACGGCGCGTTCGAGCACCTGCGAGAAGCCCGTGGCAACGCGCAGGCCCGCCTGGGCGGCGATGAGGTCGAAAACGTCGCCACCGTCGCCGGTAGCCCGATCGGTCCACAACCCCGCCTTTTCGCCGTCGAGCACCACCTCCAGGCTGTCACCCGGACTGCCCAGGATGTCGCCGATCACAAACTTGCTGCGGCGCTTCTTGCCGGCCGGAAACAGCGCGCTCAACACAAACTCCAGGCGTGCGAGCAACGCCGCGCGAATCTCGTCGCGCTGCGCGTCCAGTTGGCCGGTGACCAGTGGGATCTCGTTGAAGTCGATCATGACTCGTCGTCCTCCAGCGTGCCGCCAACAAGGTCCGCGTCGGGTCGATGCACCGTGGTCGTCGCCAGCCAGGCCTGGAGTTCGGATAGCCGGAAACGCACCAGGCTGCCCAGCAGATAGTGCGGAATCCGGAAGCGCGCGCGCATGGTGTGGTCGGCGAACCAGTAGTACGGCAGCTGCAGAGCCGCCGCCGCATGGTTGGCGTCGATCATGGGCTCGTCCACTGGGGCCGACGCCATTGGATTGGTTCGGCTCATGCGTGCGTCCTCCAGCAGCGGTCCTGCCACGTGCACATGCGGCACTCGAAATGGGTGGGGTCGCTGAACGCGCGGGGTAGCAGTTCGCCCGCCGCGGTCGCGCCGATCACCTTCACCGCGCGGTCGGACATGCGCTGCGCCAGTGCCGCGTCGAACGGCACCAGTTCGGCGTAGAGCGCCATCGTGTCGGCGTTGATCGCCGTGAAGAGCGCCGGATGCTCGTGCAGCTCGAGATACGCCTGGTACAGCGCGACCTGGGCGGCATAGACCGGCTTGGCCACCGCGAGGCGGTGCTTCTGCAGGTCACGCCAGGACTTGTTGCCGAGGCACTTGTTCTCCCACAGCATCGGGTAGCCGAAGCCCTCGGGGCCTGCGACGATGACGCCGTCGATATGCCCCTTCAAGTGCCCATCGGCGGCCGCGAAACCGAACTGCTCGCCGTTGGGCTTGCGCGTGCGCAGGTCGAAGCCCGCGCCACGCAGCCAGTCGACCATGCAGTCCTCGATCACGTGGCCGCGCTCGAAGATGCGCAGCATCCGGCCATCATGCCCGCGGCCGTAGTCGGCCGGTGCCTGGGCGAACTCGTACTGCAGCGCGCGCTCGCAGGCCACCCCCAGGCGCGACGCGCCCAGGTACTGGCGCACCGGCTGGCTCGCGCGATCGCGCTGCAGGCCGATGTCGATCAGCGAGGCGACCTGTCCGGAGAGGCTCGCCGACGAATTGAAGTCCAGCATCACGCGTCCCCCTCGGCGGTCTCCCACGGCAGCTCTTCGAGCTCGGCGAACGGATCCTGCGCCGCAGCCTTGGTTGCCGCGCTGCCGCGCACCAGTGGCGTGCGGGTGTGCTCGTGGTGCTCGACCATCGCCTCGGTGTAGCGCGTCACGATCGCATCGATGACGCGCAGCGCCTCGGCCTCGGTGTACGCCGCCAGCGGCTTGGTGAAGCCGATCGCTTCAGCCACTTGGCCGAATGCCTTCAGGCACGTGCGCATGGCTGCGCGTTCGACGTCGGATGCGTCAAGCATGCAGACCTCCCTGTCCTGCCCTTCCATGGCTTGGCGCCAGTTGCCGTACAGCGCGTGAAAGGCGTCCTGGCAGCGGCGCGAGCAGAACACCCAATCCGGAACAAAGCGCCGGGGATCGCCGACCCCATGACGGGTGTCGGCGTGATTGAATCCCCGGGCCTGCCGTTTGCAGACCCAGCATTTCATTCCTCCCTCACTGAGCCCAGGCAGGCTTGCCGGTCACGGGCGGGCGCTGCGCAGCCGGTACGGCGCGGGCCGGCAGAGACTGCGCGGGTGCACCGGAGGTGCCGCCACCCGGATGGGTCTTGGCCGGCACACCCTTGAGGCGGGCGTATTCCGGGTGATCGGGTTCGATGGCGAGCCGGATCACGTTGCGGTCCTCCCCCTTGGGATCCTTCTCAACGTCGACGCGTGCAATGAATTCCAGCCCGTCGAGCTCGTGGAAGCCCTGGATGCGGCGGGCGGCCACCGCCTGTGGCGACGTGTCCTGCGGGTGGATGTTCCGGGCGCTGTTGAGCGCGGCGCGGATGAAGCTGCGCCCCATCTGTGCCCACGTCGGGCCCTTGGGCGAATGCAGGCCAACGTTGGTCCACAGCTTGCGCTTGGCGTGCTCGCCGCCGGTCACGACGAACTCGGTGGCCAGGTAGACCGAGCCGGTCTCGAACGACTCGCTCGCGTAGCCGCCGACCCAGCCCTGCGAGGGATCGTCATAGCCGCCCGGCTTGAGGACCATGCGCACCGGTATCAGGGTGCCTTTGGGAATCAGGTCGAAGCCTTGCTGCTGCTCGGCGTCGTTGAAGTCTTGCCACGGGCTGGCGTTGTAGGTCATTGCGGTATTCATGCGGTGTGTTCTGCGTATTCGGTGGTGTTTGCGGGCGTGTCCGGCGTGGCGTACAGGTGAGCCGCCGGGTGGGTGGCGCCTGCGCACTTGGCGATCAGCGCGCCCAGGTGTGGCGGTTCCATCAGGTCGAGCCGGCCACTGCGGTCCTTGGCGGGAAACCCGAACGGATTGACGGTGTGGGTAACGAAGGCGCGGTAGCTGCTGCCGTCCTCGGCCTTGATCTCTGCGAAGGTCACGACCTCGTCCACGATGCCGGGCAGCTCCAGCCCAGTCTTGCTGCCCTCGATCTGCGGCACGAACACCTTGCGGTTGTAGTCATCGAGCCGTTCATCGAGGATCGCGACGAAGACCACGTTCTTGCCGCGAGCGTGCTGCAGATGCGTGAGCGCGCCGACCATCTCCTGGCCGAGCAGGCCGTAGGCCGCGCGCACGTCAGGCTTGCCCGAGCGGTCACTGGTGGCCCCAGGTTGCGTCTTGCACCACGCGAAGCACTGGCGCGAGAGCTGCGTGATCGAGTCGACGAAGAAGGTCTGGTAGCGCTCCAGCTGTGCGGGATCACCAAACTTCTCGACCACGTGGTCATAGTGCGCCTGGGAGAACGGGCTCTGCGGCGGCAGCGACTTGTCGGGGCCTGCGAGGAACGCGAAGAAATCGCGGGTCTCCGGCCAGGATGCGGGCCGAACGGCGTCGCCCGGCCAGTCGGCCACCGACAGGTCACCCGCCTCGACGTCGATGAACAGCGTGGTGGCTGCATCGAGATCCTTCAGACGCGTGGTCTTGCCGATACCGGACTTGCCGAGCAGCAGCAGCTTCACGCCCCGGCGCTCTGCCATGCGCTCCTGCGCGCTGACGATGGGGAGCCCGCTCATGCCATCACCTCGTCCAGGGTCAGCGTGAACGACGGCTTGGCCGGCTCGACCGTGCGGGCATGGGCGAACTGCTCCCGCAGCGCGGGCGGCCAGTTGTTGTAGCGCGATTCCGGCACCGTCAACTTGATGTCGACGTAAGCCTCAGGCTGCTCACCAGCCGCGACGATGCGCGCGGCGATCTCATTGAGCTGCTTCTGGCTCCAGCTGACTTTCTTGGGCAGTTCGTACTTGATCCGCAGCGGACCATCGGCAATGTGAACGGTGCCGAAATCGCGTTCGGACGCGCGCAGCGCCTCCCGGGCCTGGTCGCCGTAGCTCAGTTCCAGTGCGGCATCGAGCTTGGCACGGGCGATCTTGAGCCAGGCGCTGGCGGCTTCCAGCGTGGCATCGAGTTCGTGCTTGCGCTTGGGCGAGAGCTTGGCCAGGTCGGCAACGGACATCCCGGCGATGTCGGTCGGCAGCAGGGTCTGATTCGTCATGGCGATCTCCTCAGTGGTAGGCGCAAACCGACGTCGAGTTGCGCGAGACGCGCCGCTCGTAGGCTTCGATGTCGGAGATCAGGTAGGCGACTCGGGAGCCGAGCTTGCAGAAGACCGGGCCCAGGTGGTCCTGGCGCCAGCGCTGCAGCGTTTTGACCGACAGCCCCCAGCGGGCAGCGAGCTCGGTCTCGCTCAGCGCGATGCGCCTGGCCGCCGGCTCGACGTGCCGCCGGCTGTGTCGGGACAATTGAACAGATGAGGAAAGAATTGCCATGTAGAGACTCCTCTTGTTGAAGGAGGCTCTATTTCATTGCCCGACGCCTTGGGCTTGGGCGAGCAAATCTTGGGCTCTGATGGGCACTGCGCGGTGGATGCCCGACCGGCGCGTAGGCCGCAAAGCCTTGTGCCATATAGGAGTCGGCTTGCGTTTCGCTTATTTCGATTTCGATTATTTCGAATAGAATCGCGCCCCTTCCAGATTCGCCAAGATGCGCCCCCGCCCATGAACGTCTCCGCCATCACCAAAGTGCAGCCTTCCGAAGAGGACGTCGCGCTGGCGCGCGAGGCACGCCGCGCGCTGGAGACCGTGCTCAAGGCCGGTGCTGGCACCCGGCAGGTGGATTTCCGCGACGGCAGCGGACGTGTACAGACCGTCCGCATGCCGGCCTCGGCGTTGCGGCTGCTGCAGGATGTCCTGGACCAGATCGAAAAAGGCTGCGCGGTGTCCATCGTGCCGACGCACACGGAACTCACCACCCAGGAGGCCGCTCAGATGCTCGGGGTGTCCCGCCCATTTTTTGTGCAGATGCTCGAAAGAGGCGACATCCCGTTCCACAAGATCGGCACGCATCGCCGCGTGCGCTACCGGGACGTAGTCGACTACAAGAAGCGCCTGGACGCGCAGCGTCACCAGGCGCTGGAGGAATTGGCCACGCAGGCGCAGGCACTCGACATGGGGTACTGACGCCCAAACGGCTGGAAACCACACCAGAAGCAAGAACGGGGAACCACATGGCCAGAAAGACTCTGACCAACGCGAGCAATCTGCTCGACCTGATCGAACGTGCGCCGGCATCCGTGCTGCGGGTCTTCAGCGGCTTGCCCGAGTGCCAGGCACTGGGCCGCGGCTTTGACTGGTCGCAGGATGAAGCCACGCTGCCCGGCGCGTTGCTGGAGCACATCCGGCATCTGCGCCGCGATCTGCGCGAGCCTGCCGAACGGGAGGCGTTGCGCATCGTGCGTCTTGCTTCGTCGCGCGGTGCGCTGATCCTCACGAGCGTCGCGGACCAGTTGAACGATGTCGATCTGTTCGCCACCTTCCTGTCGCAGCCCGGCGGCGAATTCGGGCGCGCGGTCTGGATGCGCGTGCATTCCGACGCGACCGCACGCCTGTTCGAGATCGCAGAATCGATCCTGAACACCGCCGATATCCGGGGCAACAAGCGGCTCTACGACGCCTTCGATGTGCCCTGCGACGAGCCGCCCCCCTTCCTGTGGAGCGACAAGGTGAAGCGGGAGCTGGAGTTGGAGCTCACGCGGGCGATGCGCTTGGCGGAGCCCTGTGAGGTGGTGCACGTCGCGCTGGCGGATGAGCGCGACGATGGCGATGCTTCGGTGGCGCACTGCCTGGTCGTGCGCTTCGCCGGCGAGCAGGTTACGGCGGTACAGGTCGTCAACCGGAACCGCCGCAGCTTCTGCTACTTCCCGGCGCGCGATGCCACCCTGGTCTACGCGCCCGGCCGCAAGGTTGTCGAGGTCTACGCGCACACGCTGTCCACCCGGGCGCCGCTGGCCAACGTGCTGTCCGCGCACGGGTTCAAGGTGCCCCTGTCCAGCCGGCCGCTCAACCGATCGCGCTACGACCTGTCCCGGTTCGCCCAGCCCCTGAAGGACGTGAAGCCGCGCCTGGACGGCGCCAAGGTCGAGCGCCTGTATCTGGCCGAAGCGCGCGCCCTGCTCGGCCATGCCAGCGACACGGTGACCATTCACCTCGACAGCGGTGCCGAGCTCCACGATGTGCTGGGCGAGCATTGGGGTAATCACCCCTTCTCGCAGGCGGCGGCCATCCTGGGCGTCACACTGGTCGCGGACCTTGTTGTTGCGGGGGATGCCACTGAGACGCCGCTGTCCATTGTCCTGGCCGAACCAGGGCGCTGCAGCCTGCAAAACGAGCGTGACCTGCGCCTGCGGCGCGTCGGCACGCAGCTGTTGGAAGCCCTGGGCGTGCTCAAGCCGCTCAACCCCGGTTCCGGCGTGGACGATCCGGACCTGATCGGACAGGTTGCGCGGCTGCTGGAGTGCGCCACCAGCCCGATGGACGGCTTTGCGCTTGCCCAGTTGGGCATCGACATCGAGCGTTTCGAGGACGAAGGCATCCTCACCGAAGGCGACCGCATCACGCAGAAGGTGGTCGAGCTGGCCGACGGCACGCGCTGCGCCGTGCCGCTGGAGCGGTGTGCCGATGCGAATTTCGTGCGCTATCGCGATCCGCTGACGGGCGACGATGTCATGCTGCAGGCCCGGCATGCGCGGCGCTGGAAGGTCCATCTGAACTGGCTGCGCGAGGAGATCATCACCGCGCTCGGCACCACACTGCAGGGTGTGCGGGGCCGGCACCTTGATGAGGAGCCGGTGTTCCTCGGCGAGCTCGACGTCGATGGCGCGTCCGTCGCGCTGTACTTCGCCACCCGCATGGGGAGCGAGCGCCAGTACGCGCGGGTCGATGCCGCCTTACGACTGCGCCCGCGCGCCGTGCCCGGCATCGTGCTGACCACGTCCACGGCTCCCTTCCCGTTTGCTGGCACGAATGTGGTGGTGCCCATCGAAGACGTTCTGGCGCCGAATCGGTCCGCGACGGCCGTGGACCTCGCACGCTTGAAGGTCGCGTACCGACACGGCCACCAGGCGGCCATGGGCGGCACTGCCATCAGCCTCAAGGTCTCGACGGATGGGTATGCAGCCCAGTTGTCCATCCCCGGCCGGGCGCCCTGGCGCGTCACTGGCAAGGCCAAGATCGCCGTGTTGCAGCGGCTGGTCGACGCCTACGCCGCCGGTACGCCGCACGTGAACACCAAGAAGCTCATGGAGGACACCGGCTGCGCAACGCCCGCGAACCTGTTCTCCAAGACCTCGCCGTGGCGCGATTATCTGGTGAGGGTCAAGGGTGCGCACGCGTGGCAGTTGAACCTGACGAGTGTCGAGGAGCCGCTGGAGGACGAGGTTGCGGAAGCGGAGGCGTTGCTTGGTTGAGCATCCTTCGGTGGCTAGTGCTAAGTCGGATCTGTGATTGTCGAGGCATCGCGTCACAAGCCATTTGTATAGAGCCGAAGGCTCGCCCATGACTGGCATCATCTTCTGTTGCTATCGTTGAGGCGCCACCTACAGGAGCGCTCCGAATGAATAAGTTGCTGGGTATTGGACGAAGACAGCTTTATGACCTCGTTTGGAGCAAACCGAGGACACAGCTCGCCAAGGAACTCGGTGTGTCCGACGTGATGATCGGCAAGATGTGCCGGCAACTCAATGTGCCCGCGCCGATGCCAGGCTACTGGGCCAGCCTCGCCGCTGGAGGAAACGGCAAGCGGCGCTATGTCAAACCTGCGCTGACCTACTCCGTAGCCGAGCGGATCGAAGAAGACCTTGATGCGACCATCGATTTAATCCCTAAAGTTGATCCGAATGATCTCGACACCCCCATTCCGCCCATGCCTGCTTTCAGGGAAAGCATCGAACAGACTGTGCGTCGATATGAGGAATTGATCGACCGCGTAGCGTTGCCGAAAGCGGCTCGGGGCGTGCATCCAGCGGTCCGGAAGCTCATGGTCGAGGATGAGCGACGCGCACAGCTCGTGTTGACTTACAGTTGGGAGCGAAAGCCTGAGTTCGTCAGTCCGGCGGGGCGCCGTCTGCTCTCCGGTTTGAGCCTGTTGCTCTGGTGGTGGACCGACCTGGGCTTCAAGCCGAGTTCCAGCGGCACACGGCACATCCAACTGCGTGTAGCCTGCGGGCAATACAGCAAGGGCTTTGAGGTGAGGCTCACGACCCCGCATGAGCGATTGCCACTCAAGGATAAGACGGCAATTGACGGTCCCTTTCAGCTTCGGTTCGAAACCGACAGTCACAATAGTAGACCAGACAAAGATGTCTACACCTTCACGAGCTTTGACATGCCGCTCTTCAAGTCGGTGACGTTGATGCTTCTGGCCGAAAAGGAGCGGCGGTTTCGTGAGCGGATCGACTGGCTATATCGCGATTTGACCCGGCGCCGAGTGGACGCGGCTCGAAAAGCAAAGGAAGCGGAAGAACGAAAGCGACAAGAGATTGCCGCGGCGGCGGCGGCATTGAAGAAGCAGCGGGAGGATCTGCTGAACTCGGCGATGAACGGAAGGGATCGGGCAGATCAGCTCAGGGCCCTGGTATCGGAAGTCGAGGCTAGCCTGACGGCTGAGGGGCATGCAGACGAGCGGTTTGTCACCTGGAAATTGTGGGCGTTAGGCGAAGCTGATGCCCTCGACTTGCGAAAGCGAACGGGGCAGGAACTCCTGCAGTGGCTGGATGGATTCCAGCTGCATTAGCCAGGGCTCGATCTGACAGGTAGTCACAGGTGCGCGTCATTACCCTCCTTTACTATCTGCTTCAGACGATTCGCCCCACCATCCATGGCAGTTTCATTCCGCGAAGCTGTCATGAAGTCCATCGAACTCCCCTGTCCTTCCCGACTCTTGGCCGGCGAGCGCGCCGCCGAGATCACGACCATCCTGGCTTCGGCCATCGTCCGCACGCTCGCCGCACCGCCCGCAGCAGATAGCGCGGTTGGACTTGGCTTTGTGCCCGACCAGCGCGTACATACAACTCCCTATCAACGAGAGACGTTGTGATGAACGCCCAACCAACCTCCATCGCCGCCCGCATCGCCGAGCTGGGCCGCGCACCCATGCCCGAACTCTGGAAGCTGTGGGACCGGTATTTCGATTACCGCCCGGCCAAGCCGAACCGCGACTTCATCGAATCGCGCATCGCCTACAAGCTGCAGGAGGAAGCCTTCGGCGGGTTGTCGCCGGCCACGCGCGAACGCCTTGAGCGCATCGGTGCCTCGCACTCGAAGATTCCCAAGCGGGCGCCCTCGCGCGAACTGCACTTCGTCCCCGGTACGGTCATCTCGCGCGAATGGGGCGGGCGCGAGCACAAGGCGGTTGTCACTGCCGAAGGCGGGTTCGAGTACGAGGGCAAGTTCTTCAAGAGCCTGACCGCCCTGGCGCGACACATCACCGGCACGCACTGGTCCGGCCCGCTGTTCTTCGGTCTCACCAAAGGAGGTGCCCGATGACCAGCATTGCCAGTACGAAGGTGCGCAAGCGCTGCGCGGTGTACTGCCGGGTCTCGACCGACGAGCGGTTGGATCAGGAATTCAACTCCATCGACGCGCAGAAGGAGGCGGGGCACGCGTTCGTCGCCAGCCAGCGCGCCGAAGGCTGGCTTTCCGTGGCCGACGACTACGACGATCCGGGGTACTCCGGCGGCAATACCGACCGGCCCGGGCTGCAGCGTCTGCTGGCCGACATCGAGCGCGGACGCATCGACATCGTCGTGGTCTACAAAATCGACCGCCTGACCCGCAGCCTCGCCGATTTTTCCAAGATGGTTGAGGTGTTCGAGCGCTACGACGTGTCGTTCGTGTCGGTGACCCAGCAGTTCAACACCACCACGTCGATGGGCCGGCTGATGCTCAACGTGCTGCTGTCCTTCGCGCAGTTCGAGCGCGAGGTCACCGGCGAGCGGATCCGCGACAAGATCGCCGCGTCCAAGCGCAAGGGACTGTGGATGGGCGGCGTGCCGCCGCTCGGGTACGACGTGCGCGACCGCCAGTTGGTCGTCAACGAGACCGAGGCCGCGGTGGTGCGCCGCATCTTCGAGGAGATGCTGACCATCGGCTCGCCCACGCAGATCGCTGCGCGTTTGACTGCCGACGGCATCACGACCAAGGCGTGGACCACGCAGGATGGCCGCGTTCGCTATGGAGCGAGCATCGACAAGAAGTACCTGTCCAAGCTGCTGCGCAACCGCATCTACCGTGGGGAGTTGTCGCACAAGGGAAGTTGGTACCCCGGCACCCATCCGGCCATCATCGACACCGCATTGTGGGAGCAAGTCCATGCCGTACTGGCCAAGGACAGCCACGCGCGGTCGACGCAGACCAAGGTGCTGTCGCGCACGGACGCGCTGCTGCGCGGCTTGCTGCACACCCCGTCCGGCGAGCGGATGTATCCGACCTACTCGCGCAAGAACGGGCGCCAGTACCGCTACTACGTGTCAAAGTCGGAGAGCCGCTTCGGGGCACCGGGCAAGCGGTACGAGCGGCTGCCAGCGCCGGAGATCGAGGATGCTGTCATCGCGCAGATCCGCACGGTGTTGACCAGTCCGGAAGCGGTGGCGGCGGTGGTGCGGCACATCCAGCGCAACGGCGCCCAGGTGGACGAGGCCTCGACCGTGATGGCGATGGGGCGGCTCGATGACGTGTGGGATCGGCTCTTCCCCGCCGAGCGGCACCGCGTTGCCAACCTGATGATCGAGCGGGTGGACCTCGTTGACGACGGCGATAACCAGGGGATCAGGGTGAAGTGGCGAGAGGTCGGGTGGGATGCGCTGATCAAGGAATTCGTGCCGGGTGAGATCGGTGCGGAATTGCTGGAGGTCGAAGCATGACGAGCGCCGCACTGGAGACCTTCGTGCCGGTGGCGTTCCGCCGCCGGGGCGCAAGGCGGGTCGTGGCTGATGAGCGCGCAACGCACGACACGACGCTGCTACAGGCGCTGGCGAGGGGCTTCTACTGGCAGCGGCTGGTGGACTCAGGCGCGATGAAGAGCGGAGCGGCCATCGCGTACGCGGAAGGGCTCCACCCCACGGCGGTCAACGAACTGATGCGGCTGACCCTGCTGGCGCCGGACATCATTGCGCGGCTGCTGGCCGGTCGGCAACCGCGGAGCATGACGCTGTGGTGGTTCCAGCACAACCCGCTGCCGGTGGATTGGGATGCACAGCGCCAACTTGTGGCTCGCTTCGAGGAGGAGGCATGAGCCGGAATCATCGCGGCCGGATCCTGGGGGAGCCGGTCACTCGATCGCTACCGGCGCCGGCCGGTGGCGTGCAGTTGGAGACGTTCGTGCCCTGGACGTTGGTGAAGCGCGGTTCGAAGAAGGAAGTCATCACGCCACTGGATGCGCCACAGGAATTCGTGGCGGAGGCTCGACGTGAGAAGCGAGGCCGGGACGCAATGCAGGATACGCCGTTGATGCGAGCGCTCGGCCTAGCGCACTACTGGCAGCGGCTGCTGGATGAGCAGCGCTTCGCTTCTGTGGTCGAAATCGCCAGAGCAGAGGGCATCGACGCTTCGCGGGTGTATCGACTGTTGCGACTGACTCTACTGACGCCTAAAGTCGTCGAACAGTTGATCGGCACACCAGGAATCGCGTTGGAGCCGGCGATGCGTCGCACTTGGTCAGCCGGGTGGGACATTCAGATCAAGGTGATGGCATCGATGCGATAGGGTTCGTTTGAGTCAACTATGACCGATGGTCAACACTCGAAACGGGGACTGGTGCGATTACTCTCGTGCGTCCGCTGTTGGCGGGTATGGAGTTCCGCTACCGCCCCTGAATCACCATTCGGGCTTGGAGCTCCGCAGCGACTGCTCCCGAAGTGCAGTTTCTATTTGGCATAGCATCTTTCTGAGTCAGCTGTGTCTACTGAATTAAGCTCAGTTGAACAGGCAGGCCACGCCACCTTCTAATGTCGGTCGCTTGCACCACCATTGCTTGGTGGTTCGTCTCTTTCTACCAATGTGGTAAGACGGAAGATCGCCATAGCCGTTGCCATGGCGGTCGCGATTGCGTAGATGAAGAGCACGAATCCTATAAAATTGCCACTTGGTGCGATCCAATCATGCACGAAGTCTATATTTCCGACAGCGGCAAAAATAAGAGCTCCAAGCCCTTTCCGTGTATTTAGACCGAAGTTCAGCCCTTTCCCAATAAAGGCCGCCAGCAACGCAGCTATTTGAACAACAATGAAATGGGCCAGAGAGGCACTAATCTTAACGTACGGACTTGTATCTCCATTTCTCCGCAGCATGATCACGGCGCGGAAACGCTCATCCCCAAACCCAAGCACGATGGCGTATGCTCCAATAGCGAAGCCGATCATCGTTGGCAAAGCGGCGATCGCATCACTCCACCACCCACCCCTTATCCAGAGATGGCTGAGTATTACTGTCAGAACAATAGACACGTGGAGATACGGAGAGGTTAAAATCGCCACCCACCTCCCGTATGCACTCCAGTACCGCCCGAATATATTTCCGACGTTTTGGTACGATCTCCTGAGATCGCGCAGCATCAATTACCCTCAATTCGGACGACGGCGAGTTCGATGGTGGCGTATATAGTCGTTTGCTGCATTCAGCAGAGCCGTCTGAGCCGTTTCGACGTCCGGATCGTAGTTTGACGGTGCGAGCATCGGGTGTTGCTTCGTCGAGAACTTCGAGACTTTTCCTCCCGCCGTCGCTCCTCGGGCCTCAACATATCCGTTAGCTTGCGCTACTTCCGACAGCTTGCGGGTATCTTCGTTCGGCTCCAACGACTCACCCTTCTCGGCTACCAAAACAGTCACCATAGTGGCGGCATGCTGTTCCGCCAGCCGTTCCTTGATTTCCTGCTCCAGATCCCCCCAATCGTCAGGGTTAGGGGGGGTAATCACGATATGCAATTTGCGAAGATCTGGTAGCGCAAAAATTCGATCCAGTGTGTCCGCTTCTGGTATGACGGTCACGTTAATCAGACCGTAATGCTCCGCAAACCGAGGTTGATTCAGCAACTCCCGGAAGTATCGTCCAGCATCTATGGGGCCAAGGTGTTCATCAGTTTCGCGGCTGATGAAGAACAACCGATGTGAGGGGGCGTGAAATAGGAAAGGAAACGCCTCCAGGCCCGGCTTCAAATGCTCCGGCACCTTAAGCTCTGCCAAATCCTGCTCCTCCGCAGGAGCCTGCTGAAGCATGTTCAGCCATTTCCCTGAAAGCTTAAGGTCGTAAAATTTGAAGATTTCTCCGTAATAAAAATCGTTCTCTCCCTGTCCATTGAAGGAGCCAAGAATTCCGGCAAACTGTCCACGAATTTTTATAACCCGCCTGCTTCTATACGCCTTCTTTAGCAGGTCAACGTATCGATCTGGACTGTGCGGATCACGCATGGCTATGTTCAATGCACCGACCACGACTGTTCTCAACTCCACCCCCCCTTGCTTATCTCGATAGCCCGGACAAAACTGCAAGATAAGACATAATAGGCACTCGGACAGTCGATAGCCAGCACCGTTCCGTCCCATGCTTGAATCCTAATCGCCTTCGGGGCACTGATCCTCGCTGCTCGACAGCGCAGCAGACCAACAACAGCGATCGGGTGCGGATTCAATCAGTGGGTACAACAGATTGATGGAGTCGTTTTACTGGCGTTTCGAACTTCAGAATTTTCCTCACGCGCTCGACCGACGGAGCGTCCTCCGTTGTGAACATCCGTCGATAGATGCTTTTCGTCGCGAATGACCGATTCACCCGTCCCACGCAGTGGGAGTTGCTGCCCACCACCGTGGAATAGCGCGTGCCAACTCTTCTTGCAGACCTACGATTGTGATTTTAGCGTCACCTAAATGGCGAGCCGTTGCTCGCTTGGTCGAGTAAAGAGCCTCCGTCCTGGTTAAAACAAGAGCCTGACACAAACCCCTCCGACGATACGTCCCTTATTCGGTTACTCATTCCCGTTTGGCGGACGAGGCAATTCCAAGCGCGCCTTCGTCTTGAGGCTCGCACCGGGCCTCCACAATGGAATGAAGGCGACAGCGCCGACGATTAGCGCCAGCAGGAAGTCAAAAGGTAACAGGCTACCGAGGGACGATGGCGCCCCAATCAGGAAAGTCCGTATGGTTGCCACACCAAGAATCGCGGCAATGAGCTCCAGCCCTGCCGGCTCCTGTGGTCGGCGCAAGACGTATATTGCGGGGACACAAATGACTGCCAATAGCGACGCCACCAACCCGATGTACCACGGGCTTCGACTAATAACGAGCCCACAAGCTTGCGCCCCGGGAGATTGGTCGCCAGGGATACTTGCAGTATCGAACCTGCCATGAAAACCCGTGTCCACGCCGATCTTCCGTTGAGCATCCCAACCCGGCTCACCGTCGAAGCGCACGTGCAATTCGAGTGGGAGGCCCACTACAGGTTGTCCCGCCCGCGTTGGCAGTATCAACTGTGCCGATTGGATGCCCACCCAATACTTGTCTAGTGGATACGAGCGAAGCGCGCCAACGCCGACGGGTTGCTCCTCGACCTCAATCTGGTAGACGGCAGTCGAGTTAAATTCCGTTTTGACGGGTGCCGAGAGCAACGTGGGTAACCACGGAAAATGCACCTTGCCGTCTTGGTCCATCATGGGTAGGCCTAGCTGGCCTCTTTGTGACGTAGGAATGCCCTCTGGCCACAGCCATATTGGAACGAATATCCTGCCTTTCATCTTGAAACTACCGCCGGCCCCACCAGTAACGTCTAAATAGACCCGTCCATTGGTTGCTGACGCAGAGCTCGGATGGCATGCCTCTCTTCCACGCACATCCAAAATGCTAGAAGGAGATGCCAAAAAATATCCCGCAGCAGACAGAAGAAAGATTATCAATGTCGCAATCGAGAACGCCTTTCCGCCATTTATCTTCATTTATCGAGCGCTCTGAAAATGGAAAGAACTGACCAAGTAGTTCCCGCCCACTATCAACCGTATGGTGTGCGATCCTTCTCGTTCACCCAGCGCAGATGACCGACAACTGGCCGGAGCAGCCACCGATCGCACTTACCCGCAACCTGAGGTCGAAGCACACCGGCAGTGGAGAATATCGCTTTAGGACCAGTTTCTCCTATTCGCTTAACCCAAGCTTTTCGAAAAGTATGCGATTGCGTCGCTGTGCATTGCGAAGGAGCCGATCGTAGGAGATGACCTCAATGTATGCCGGCATGTTGGGTGGCTGAAAATAGTAGCCCTCACCGTCGAATGTCTCATGCGCGAAGCCGCGCAGGCATCGCTTGAGGGACGGCGTTAGGTCAGCGATGAAATAACCGACAAACCGCATGTTCTTTCCATTGATCTGCCGACCTGTAACTGATGTCACCGCTCCTTCTTGGAGTTCATAGAAGCGGTCTGTGATCTGTCGCAAGGGATCCGAGTTGGAGTAGTCATCTCGCTTGGGGCGCTTGAATTCGATCACGACTGCTGCTCCGGTGGCGTCATCCGAGTCTGGTCCAACGGTAATAGCGCGATCATAGAAACAGCCAATGATATCGGGCTCCTTATTGGAGGTACTCCTTAAGCCCGGAATTGACCTCATCTTCTTGTCGGATGCCAATATTGAATGGAAGCTCAGACCTTCGTCGATCACCCACAGGTTCTGCTGGTCTCGGAAGATGTCGACGGAAGTTTTCCCCATTGGAAAGACCAGATTATGTAGATCCTGCTCCAGAGCGTAATTCTCATCATCAGCTAGCTTTTGCAGGGATCGCTCGAACAAATCGAGAATGACGCGTCGGTGCACGATGTACTTTGCAAGCTGCGACTTTCCCAACTCATTCTCTGTTTCTGTGTATTCCTCGATTCGCTGACGGTAGTCTTCCTCCAGACCATCGTCCAAAAGTTGCCGAATCCTGGATCCCTCGGCTCTATGTTCCGACTCGATTTCTCGCAGTTCTCGCCAAAGTTCCGCATCAATAGCGCTTCGTCCTCCGCTGAATCGCACTCGTCGAAGCACACGATCGCGGTACTTCGTGTGTGTCAATATCCGATATTCCGGCATCTCGCGCACCAATTCATGAAGCTGCGCCTCGCGTTTCGCGACCGTTTCGTCAACGGCTTCACGAAAGCGTTCTCGGACCGCTACGCCGATCTTCTCAAGCAACTCACCCTTATTGATGAGTTGCTCATCTTCCAAATCGCCATCTTCACTCTGGAAGATCACGTTCGTACGGGTTAGGTCTAGGTGCCTGTCCAAGTAGTCGCCGCTGACCAGCACCCGCAATCCATAGGGCTTGGCCTCCTCGTCGAGCAAGCGCTCGGGCATATCAGGAACAATCTTCCCCAACTCATCATCAATAACGGCTCGTCCATTTCCACAAAGAATGATTCTGGGAACCGCGTTGGCACGGTAGTTTCGTATGTAAGCCAATTCGAACGAATGACCGGAAAAATTCAGGGTGCTGCGTGTCGTGCGCGAGCCAATGCTGGCATTGTAAACAGCGGTCAGATCGACAGTCTTGGCCCCTGCCTTGATCCGGATATCCGGCATTCGCCCTAAGGTGAAGAGCGGCAAAAAATGTTCGATAATGCGTTCGCCAACGGAGTAAGGATCCGAAGGCAAGTGTTTCACATAGCTCTCGCGGGCACCCCGCAGATGGACAACGGTCTGGTGCTCCCCGTCGTAAGATCCTCGTGACCGGATTTTCACCTCGTCTGCAGCATCAAATGAAAAGCAGACACGCTCTGAGCGACCCTCATCAATGGCATATACGCTTTCGACATGCGCATCGTTGAAGACCTTCAGATATGTGAAGCGCCCAAAACCTTTGCCCCCTATAGCAATCTTGCGATTGCTATACACTTTTTGAAAGGAGGCGAGATTCCCTTCATGGAAACCTGATCCATTATCGGTAATGATCAAGCCATCGACCGGCCATATCATTTCCTCTGGATCGCGGTCGTCCAATAGATCGTGACGTTTGCAGATCTCGATTTCGATGTGCCCTTTCCGGTGATCCGCATTGAATCGCTCTTCAATAGCATGCATGCTATTAGAGATCGCTTCAAACAACGGAATCATTGCTCGTTTGGCCGGCAGTCCGATCGCCCGGATGAGCCCCTCTACATCACTGTCCAT